CATTGCAAGAGACAATGTTGCTGTACTGCCAATTGCTAAAGTTTGGCTTGCACCTACATACCAGTTATGTACGTTACCAGCAATAGTATAGGCGCCTCGTGTTAGAGCGAGACCCGAAGAACTAAAGAATGCACCGGTAGCCGTATTACTCGGATATACCCCGTAACCTAATACCGGTCCGCCACTACTGTATTCTGTACCAAGATTAGTAATAGAACCTGTTCCATATTGGCCTTGAAGAATAATAGAGCCGTTGGTGCTACTTGCACTACCTGCGACAATACTACCTGTCACATTTAATCTGTTAGTAAAACCAGTGTTTAATTGTGATGATCCACCAGTTAAAAATAATGCAGAGCTGTTGTGAAACATCCAAGTAGTTGCTTGGTCGCCCCATGCCTGACTAGTGGTGTTAGGATCTCGATCCCACCATGTTCTAGTGTCTGTCATCGGAGTAGTAAAACTAGCATCTACCCAAATACCGTCATGAATGTTCTGTGTTGACCAGTCCGTGCCTGCGGCTCTTCTACGGCGCCACTCTGTTCTATAAACATTATTGCCAAGGCCGCCGCTGGCCTGTGTTGTGAGTATCCTCTGAAAACTGTTAATAGTTCCAGATAAAGTAGATAACGCTCTTACGTTTAATGGAGATGCTCCATCTTGGCTACCAACGCCAACAAAGCCCGTGGCAGGATTAATAGTAAATGTACTTGTTGTATAGACTGCTTCGGCAGTAGACACTGCATTATTGCTGTCAACAAAGGTTAAAAAATGGTTATCACTAGTTGTACGTAATACAGTATTAACTTGACCAGCTGCACCACTAATACTACTATCAGTGAATGCAACGTCTTTAAAAGTTGAATATGCTGTTGCACTTCCCCATGCTTGTTGATAAATTCTCATACCAATAGCATCTTTTCGGAACATGACTAAATTGTCATTGCCGCCAGTGCCGTCAGCATAACTTCTTAAATGTAGATAATCTGCGTATGGCGATGTATTGTTGTTAGCAAGTGATGTAAATCCAAAACGCATTGCACTTGCACTATCATCACTCGGTGCTTTAACCCTATCATCAGAACTTGCTATATATGTTGCGGTGCCAGCAGCAATACTACTAGCAGCAGCCCATATGGGAGCAGTTCCGCTACTGGTCAATACTGTGCCAGCGGCACCAATAGAAACAAACACTGTTGAGCTAGTTGCACTCTGATAGGGAATACTGCCCAGTGCGCCGCCTCTTACACTAGTTGCTGTGGAAAACGATAATTGACTAGCTATACCCATTTAATATTCTCTATGTTTAATTTCATTAAGCCTGTGCTTCGCCCCAACGTAGTAATACCGATGCTGCGGTGGTACCTGATACAGTTCTAACGTTGATTGCTAAAATATCAGGACCGTTTGGATATGCACCTACGCCGCCAAACGGGCTGTTAGTAAGTTCTTTCAATGCAGTTAGGTCCAATCTATCATCGCTGTTAGGAGTTGCAGCAAACGCAAATACCTGCTCACCCGGCACTGCAAATGTACCACTTGCCCAAGTAACTGATGTTGCCACCTGCGCCAAACTTGGTTGTCCACCTTGACTTTCTAAGTTAAGTGTTTGCCAAGTTGCAGCGGTAAAGTTTTTAGGATTTAACACGCCTTCAACAATAACGGAACCTTGACTTGCGCCAGGACCGGTACCGTAGGTCTGAATACCCACAGCGTTTAGTAATAGTTGAGAACGATTTAACAAATCTTTGGCACCTAAGTCACCCACCGCAGCGTTCGAAACACTTGGCGCAAGTCTGATCAAGAATGCAGTTACCGCAGTAGTTCCAATTGCTAATGCAGTTCGTTGATAGTTAAAAATGTATCCACGATCTTCGTCAAAACCACCATCACAAATTAACGCACTACCCCAGTGACTTAATGTCGGGCTTGCAGTATTTGAAACTAATAATACACCAACGCCAACTGCATGTGTAGCCGCAGTGCTCCCGGTAAAACTTCTAGTACTTCCACCAGTGTATTGACTTAATGTTGCAGCCCGGCCGCAACCAGTGAACGATGTAGCAGTTTTGCCTGTGTAACTGATTAACTCGTTGTCAATATATAATGTTCCTGCTGAAGGAAAATATGTTGTATCATTAACGTTAAGAGTTGTGCCACCTGAACCGGGATCCGCAGTTAAGAAAGTAGTCTGCGGACTTCCGTCATTATCAATACTATAGCGCACTGGCAAGTTACCAGTTCTCATATGGGCTTCTGTGTTAACGTTGTTATTCTTAATACGGTGTGCATAAACCCAATTACCATCTCCGCCTCGAACCATGTAGTCAATAAATCCAGCACCATACCACGTATATTGTAATCCTAACATGTGCATCTTACCAGTATCAATAACAAATCCACTAGGACCAGTGCCATCTAATTTGTCAATATTGAATTGACTTTGCGGTATTCGAGTTTCTTGAACTAAACTGGCTTTTGCTCCTGCAATATTAGATGTTCCTCTAAAGTCGGGGTTAACGTTCATAGATGTATTACTCGAAACTTGTGTAACATAATGAGTCATTCCTCGAATAACTATTTTATCACCCGCTCTTACTTGACTGGTAAATCTAGTGTTAGTGCCTGTCACTGCGTTAGAGTTTGCATTGATAGCAATAGTTCCGCTCAACTGTTGTGTAGCATTTCTACGTACTACTGCTAGAGTAGTACCGTTAAATTCCCAAAACATTCCATTTTGATCATCAAAACAGCCAGCACGAACAACACCACCGTGCCACGCTGCTATAGTAACTTTTGCACTGATGTCTAATACAGGTGATGTTGATCCTAGCACACTGGTTGCTAAGAAAGTAAATGTATAGTCATCTGTAATACCGTTCACAGTATAAGTTCCGTTATATCCAGAAGTTGTAACTCCGCTGATAGTAACGCTAGCGCCTACTTGCAAACCGTGATCAACATCATCTGTTTTACAGGTAATAGTTGCACCGACTGTTGTTGCACCTGCACTCAGTGTTTGTATATCATAACTAGGTCTTAGCAGTGTTCCTGTGGACCATAGTAGACCCTTACCAGATTGATAACGGAAATATTTTTTACTTACACGAACTGCACTGGCTCCGAACGCTGGCGATTTACAAGTTAAAAGGACACCGCCGTCAAACGATCTATGAATAACAGACGTATTGGCAATTGCATAGACCGTTGCGGTTGCTGGACTTGTTACGGCGGCACCTGTTCTTGCGGTATAAGTCAATGTAGTATCACTGGGCACTGTTTCTGCAAAAAAGGGACCAGTTGCTAATGCTACGTTTGTGCCAGATGCCACGTTTACATATATAGGAGTTCCTGGAACTAAGCCGTGTTTAGATGCAAAAGTTAATGTTATTACAGAAGGAGTAGCTCCATTGCTGGCAATGCCGCTTACATTCAAACTAGCACCAGTGTAGAGGTTTCCTCTTTTAAGAACTGTAACATCTGTTAATAAACTCTGTCCGTTAGTTCCAACTACGCCTGTTGCAAAATATGTTATACTAGTTCCAGATGCAGTTGCAACAATAAAATTACCGTCTGCTCGACTGAATCCGGTAATAGCCGGACTTAAACTGGTGATGTTAATTGCCTGTCCAGCAGTTATGCCATGATTTGCGGTTGTATTAATTGTAATAGTGCTGTTGGGACTAGCACCGTTAGTGGTTATGGTGCTGACCGTTAAATCAACACCCGGGAATTCATAGATACTGGGATAGCCACGTAGCAATCCATAGCCTGCCCACTTAGTTGGCTGTAGTCCGTATTCAAAGTCAGCGTCAATTAGACTTTGAGGATTACTTACTCGCATACGCTCAATTGCATCTGTGCCGAACTGGTATGGTCGGAATATTACTTCTTTTTCTTCAGTTAAGATTTGTAATCTATCACCGGCTAGTTGTCCAACAGTACTGACCGCCAGTGTAATTATTGTATATCCATCAACACGTTGGCTAATTCTAGGAAAGTTAGTAGCATCATCTCCTGCTACAAATGTTGCCGTAGATCCCGCAAATGCAGCATCTGCAAAACTATAAATGATTTGATTTCTAGTGGTGTTGGTAATTAATAAAATTTGACTAAGATCAAATCTTCCCGGGATTCTAATAGTTCCCACTCCGGCTGCACCGGGTGCAAAAACATATTGTCTAACTAAATTCTTTGCCATATTTGTTTACCTTATCTAGTATTTATAGGTTACATAGACAGTGCTACGCTCATTGCTATTGAGAAATTCTGTATATTGTTGACTGCTGTACTGCTGCCTCCTGATACTATTTTAATACGATCATTTACTGCTCTTGGTTCAGCAACTACTACAGTAGTTCCGTTGCTGGCTGCAAAATCAACACTGTCTAAATTAATACCGTTAGCAAATACCTGTACTGTTCCCACAGTATATCCACCGCTTATGGTAAAAGTTATCTGTCCAGCAGTGGCAACAAATTCTTGGATATTTAAAGGAATAACCCTAGTACCCCTAGTAAATATATCACCGCCAACGTAGACACTGCCACCAATGCCTGCACCGCCGTTAACTACCTGCAGAGCACCTGTATTTGTGCTAGTAGCCGCAGTACTATTATTGATAACAAACGTACTAGTTGTGCCTGTACCGCTCGCAGATGTTGCTCCGGACCCTGATGTAGCAGTTGTTAATTCTTTAGTTACTGTATTGTAAAATACGCCCCAGGTTGTTGCACTAGTTGTAGCATCTGCACGTAAATTTCCAATATATAATGTTCCACCAATGCCTACTCCGCCAGCAACAGTTAATGCGCCAGATAAAGTAGAAGTTGCTACAACAGTCGAACGGACATTAACCTGCCCGTCACCTTCAATTGATAATCTTTCTGTGCTGTTGGTTGCAAATGATATAGGTTTGGCACCTTGTGCATCAATGTATGCACCGGATAAACTACTACCTCGACCAGTTCGACTAATGTTCTGTGCAACTCCAATAGTTAAGTTTGTAGAAAGTGTTGCACCTCCATTAACTGTTAGACCTGCAATAGACCCACCTATAACATTGCCAAAATCAACAATAATTCGCCCATCAGTATTAATAGCAGTGTTGCTGCCGTTTTTATATACTGTGAGGCCACCTTTAGATTCGCCCGATGTTCCAATTATTGTTGCGCCAGTATTAGGATTAATTGAAAAACTACTTGTAGTATAAACTAATTCATATGCATTTGCAGCATTGTTACTGTCAACAAAAGTAGGATAATATACAGCATTGGTATTTTGTGATATTGTTCTAATATTATCAGCATTAGTTGCACTACCTGCGCCAATGCCTGCAGAACTGACCCAAGTTGGAGCACTACCAGTACCATTGGTCTGTAATATAAATCCACTTGATCCAGCTGCTAAGAATGCCGTAGTGTTGGCTGCACTCTGATATACCAAACTCATAGCAGTGCCGCCAGCTAAGTTTGCATCTACAGCTCCTTTTGTACCCGACACTACTTCATTAGTAATAGTAGCAGTTTGTATGTAGGTTAAGAATCCTGTGCTGTCATCATAGCCAAAGAATCCGGTGCTGGTTGTTCCACCGTTATTAACCCATTTAAATGCTATACCACGATCTTTATTATCATCAACTGTAGGTGCAGCATTACCTGCGCCGCCGCCTAATGTAATAATAGGATCTGCAATATTAGTAACAGTGCTATCAACAATGGTAGTCGTACCTTGTACTGTTAAGTTACCTGCTACTGATAGGTTATTTCTAACAGTAGTTGAGCCTGATGTTGCTCCAACGTTAAGTGTAGTAGCTGCGCCTGCAAAATTAACCGTAGTTGCCGTAGTGTTGATTAAATTGTAAGTAGCAGCCAGTGTTGAATATGTTCCGCCAACTTGAACAATATTTTCTTGAACAAACAACGATCTACCAATGCCTACTCCGCCTGCTACTCTTAGCGCACCAGATGAGGTAGAAGATGCCACAGTTGATTGAGGAATTACAACTTCGTCAGATGCATTGATCTGAATTTTAGTCGAATTGTGAATTAATTCGAGTAACCCAACAGCCATGCCACTGTTAATATATGCATTTGTATTGGTATTCCTACCAATTTCCATTGTTCCGAACAAACTCTTAATTGAAATATATTTGTCTGCTCCGTTTGATATACTACCTAAAGATAATAATTCTCCGTTAGCTAATAGCCCAGTTATTTTTTGTTCTACAAATAAATCTCTTCCAATGCCAACACCACCTACTACCTGAAGAGCTCCAGTTGCAGTTGAAGTAGCTGCTGTGGTGCCAGTTAATGTCAATGTATTGTTATATGTAGGAGCACTTGTTCCATTACTAACCAGTACGTTGCCGGCGGTGCCTGTACTTACAAAACTGGTAACACCTGGTGCAGTTTGATAAGGTATCTGTCCAGCTACTCCACCTGCAAGATTGGTTGCAGTAGTAGCAGTACCAGTTACAGATCCGTTAAACGTTCCATAAATTATGCCGCCAACTCGTAAGTCACCACCAATGCCAACACCGCCTACCACTTGCAAAGCGCCTGTGTTAGTAGATGTTGCTGAAGTAGTATTTGTAACTAACGCTAATCCAGCTAATGTGCTTGTACCGGTTACTCCTAATGTACCGCTTGCAACAATATTAGTTGCGCTAAGGCCATTAAGCACACTCGTGCCAGTTACACCTAGAGTACCACTGAAAGTAGCAGAAGTAGCATTCACAACCCTCAATGTACTAGTGCCAGTAACACCTAGTGTTCCACTTGCGACTATATTAGTCGATTGTACTCCGTTTAATACAGATATGCCGCCAACAAATAAATTTCCGCCTACGCCAACTCCGCCCACTACTTCCAAAGCACCGGTTGTGGTTGAGGTCGATTGTTCGGTTCCATTAACAAATAGTTGTGTATCGACGGTTCCAGTGCCGTAGATTCGTGTGCCGGTTAAGAGTTTTGCCATAGTCTTCTATTTATTCAATATTTTAAGTTGGCTTATTCACCTCATCAAAGCCGTTTGAGACTAGTAGAGTCCCTGTGTTAGTTTCTCTCTTTGCTACGCCGCCGCCGTATATAGAAACTTCGTCAAATTGAGCAGCGTATTGCGTAGTAGTTGTAATTCGAATTGTAGAAGTCGTCACTTCATCAAATTCACCACTGATAAAAAGTGTTCCAGTAGAAGTTATTCTAGCTGCAATCGTAGGCATTATGCAAACACCGTATCTAAACTATTTGTTACAGCGTTATATACTTGATACACTGCACTTACATTACCGGTACTAACAAATCCTACACGGTTCTTAACATAGACGCTATCTCCTACACCAATGCCGCCTACAACCTGTAATGCTCCAGTTGTTGTTGAGATCGACGACGTTGTATTAGTTATAGATACTGCATTAGAAGTAGCTGCGCCCCTATTAGTGATAGACTGAAGTGTGCTAGTATTCCATATTAGGACTGCACCGGTGCTGGTACTAACTACCGTATCGGTGCCAGCAGCAATAGAACTTACACCATAACTGCCAATAGTTGCAGTTGTTAAAATTTCTGCATTATTAATATAACTTGTACGCTGAACATATAATGCACCACCAATACCGACTCCGCCTACTACCTGTAGAGCGCCAGTTGTGGTCGAAGTAGCTGACGTATTATTTGTAACAGATGTTAATCCAAAAAATACGCTTGTACCAGTAACACCTAATGTTCCACTGAAGGTAGCCGATGTAGCATTCAACACTCCTAATGTGCTTGTACCAGTAACACCTAATGTTCCACTTGCAACAATATTAGAAGCTTGTAAGCCATTGAGTACCGAAGTACCTGTAACGCCCAGTGTTCCGCTTGCTACAATATTAGTAGCCCGTAATCCATTAAGTACAGATGTACCAGTTACTCCTAAAGTACCACTTGCAACAATATTAGAAGCTTGCAATCCATTAAGCACACTTGTGCCAGTAACACCTAATGTACCACTGAAAGTAGCAGAAGTAGCATTTACGACTCCTAATGTACTTGTACCAGTAACACCTAGTGTTCCACTTGCTACTATGTTAGTCGATTGTACTCCAGCTAATACACTTATTCCGCCAACACGTAGGTCTCCACCAATGCCAACACCACCTACAACTTGTAATGCTCCTGTATTGGTTGCAGTTGCTGTGGTTGTATTTGTAATTACAATTTGATTTGTAGTAGTAAATCCGCGATTAGTAATTGACTGAAGCGTGCTAGTATTCCATATAACAACACTGCCAGTAGATGATGATACTACTGTATCAGTTCCTGCTGTGATAGTGCTTACCCCGTAACTTCCTAGAGTTGAAGTTGTTATAATCTGGGCGCCGTTAATGTAACTAGTCTGCTGAACATATAATGCTCCGCCAATGCCAACACCTCCGCGGACTTGCAATGCACCTGTACTGGTAGAAGTTGCTGCTGTAGTGTTAGTAACTGTTGTTAAACCAGCTAATGTGCTAGTGCCAGTTACTCCTAAAGTACCGCTTGCTACAATATTAGTGGCTTGTAATCCATTAAGCACCGAAGTACCAGTTACACCCAATGTACCACTGAAAGTGGCAGAAGTTGCATTTAATATTCTTAATGTAGTTGTGCCAGTAACACCCAACGTTCCACTTGCTACTATGTTAGAGGCTTGCAATCCATTAAGTACTGAGGTACCCGTAACACCTAACGTACCGCTGAAAGTAGCAGAAGTAGCATTTAATATTCTTAATACGCTGGTACTGCCAACATGCAAATTCCCACCAATACCAACTCCGCCTGCAACAACTAATGTCCCTGTGCTAGTTGAAGTTGCTGTAGTGGTGTGTTCTAATAAAATCGATCCAGTTCTAAATACACCAAATGTAGCAGTACTAACATCCCACCGTTGTGTCAAGGGAACGAGATCAACTCCGCCCATATACCAACGAAGTTCATCTGATGCATTATGCCAAATTAATGCCCCGTGTTCGTCACCAGTTGAATCTTTGTAGTGGTGATATATGTGTCCGATATCTTTTCCGTCATCGACAAACCACTCGCCGTCGTCCCCGCTGCCTGCCGGAAAATGAAGTTCAATATAGTTGTCGGTATAAACAGTAGTTGTAGAAAAAATACTAGTCGATGTACCGGAGAATACCACATTGTTAGAAAAGTATGCCGGACCCTCAACATATAAACTACCGTTGATTCCAACGCCACCAACAACCTGGAGTGCATTGCCTGCAACTGTAGTTGTGTTCGATAGTGTGCTGGTTAGAGTTAATGTATTATTATAAGTAGGCGCACTTGTTCCGTTACTGACCAATACATTGCCAGCTGTCCCGGGTCCGTAAAAATTTGTCACTCCTGACGATGTCTGATAAGGAACTTGTCCGGCAGTACCTCCAGAGATATTAGTTGCAGTAGTAATACTACCTGCGCCAACTAATGTTCCGTAAATTGTACCACCTACATGTAAGTTACCACCGACTCCAACTCCACCTGTAACCTGCAATGCTCCACTGTCTGTAGAAATAGCAGATGTATTATTAGTAATTGAAACAGCGTTACTGGTTACAGATCCTCGATCAGTTATGCTCTGTAGCGTACTTTCGTTCCAAACTGTAACAATGCCAGATGATGTATTAACTGCTGTGTCAGTTCCTGCTATAATTATAGTTTTGCTAGCATATAGATCTACAGTAGCAGTAGTTAATACTAGAGAATCGTTAATGTATGAAGCAGTGTTAATATATAAAGAAGCTGCGTATAATGTTCCTCCAATTCCAACACCGCCATCAACAATCAACGCTCCGGTAGTAGTAGAGACCGAAGGCGTAGTATTTGTAATGTGGATAGCATTAGTAGTAGTTGAGCCCCTAGAAGATACAGAATCTAATGTACTATAATTCCACACAGTGACTGTGCCAGTATTTGAACTTACCGCAGTATCAGTTCCAGCTGTGAGTGTCTGCACACCTAAATTGACTACTGTAAAAGATGCAGTGGTGCCTGATGAAGTTAAATTAACTATGCCAATGTATGTACTGCCGCTAGCAGCAACAGATGTTACGACTCTATTGTTGCTATCATATAATGCATTTGCATATAGCTCTCCACCTACTCCCACACCACCAATTACAGTCAATGCTCCGGTATCAGTAGATATCGCTGATGTAGTATTCAATATAGAAATAGCTACAGTAGTCGATGATCCCTTTTCTGTAACTGCTTGTAATGTACTGGCAATAATAGTTGCAGTAGTTAATACTTCAGATCCGTTTATCCATGCTCGACCACCAACCCATAGATCTTTTTGTATTCCTACGCCGCCAGCTACTTGTAATGCACCAGTAGTTGAAGAAGTTGAATTAGTTTGGCTAGCAAGAGTTGCATTATTAAATTGACTTAGACCGCCGACCAGTAATCTAGATGCAACATCTAATTGACTTGCAGTTGTTATTCCAGAAGTTAGAGCATTTAGTGTACTAAGACTAGTGACTGTTAAATCTGTAAATGTACCAGTAGTAATAGTAAGATAAGGTATCGATCCATAAACAGTTAAGTCGCCATAGATTTCTGCATCAGTTCCAACTATTAAATTTTTTGCAACGGCGGCTCCGCCATCAACTTGCAATGTACCAGTATTGCCAGTAGATGATGTTACAACAGATGTTCCTAAAACGGTTAACCCGGAGTTAACAATAAAGTCTTGCGTTGGAGCTTGTGCCATGCCGTTTTATTTCCTTAAGATGCCATGCCGGTTCTGAGAACTTTTATAGTTTTGTTTGTTGCTGCTGATGCTGTAAAATATAATCGTACTATGCTATCTACAATACTTAAATCTGCCGTGAACGACCCCAAGCTACCGCCGGTACTAACTAGCCCATATTGTGTAGAATATACTGTGTTACTATGATGAATTAAATTGATTTCAACTGCTGAGAATGCTGTGTTGTCTGATGATATTTGAATAAAATATTTTGCAGATCTAAAATCAGTGGATAAGAAACTGTCTATTACTACACTAGCAGTAGTTAACACTGTAATTTGTGATGAATCAAAGATACTGTCTGCAATACGCAAACTTTCGCAATTAACTCTTTTACCTACTCCGATTCCACCAGATACAACTAATGCTCCACTATTTGTAGAAGTTGATTCTGTGGTGTTAGAAAATAACAATGCGTTAGTAGTCGTCTGTCCTCTGTTGGTAACAGTTTGTAGTGTACTGGTATTATCAAATCTTAAGAATGTCGAGCTAGTTGTACCGGTGCTAGTAACAGTAATATCATTACCACCAAATATACTAGCACCTAAAGTTGCTGTAGTAATAACTGGTTGACTATTTGAATATAGTGTCCCACCTAGCCACAAGTCTCCCCCAATACCAACTCCTCCGTAAATTTGCAATGCTCCACTATTAGTGGAAGTTGCGTTAGTGGAAGTTGATATCGTGAGAGAAGTAAAAGTCTGCGACGCTGCTATTACAAGCCAAGCAGTGCCGCTCCATCTGTAAGTTTTTGAACCTACAACGTGAGTATCTCCAATATTAGGGTTTGGTGGAAAATTTAATGCCATTTTATTTTACTCGTTTCATAATTTATACTGCACCCACTTGTATCCAGAACGTGCTAGTACCATCTTTGATATATTGTAGGTACGCTGGAACTGTTTCATCAATCCAGATGTCTCCTATCCTTGCTGAGGTTGGTTGTGTAGAAGTTGTAGTAATTCTAGGAGTGTACAATAGGAAATCTTCTTGAGGATTGCCGCAAAGTTCGCTGTAAACATCTCCCGCAATACCTACACCGCCTGCTACTATTAATGCACCCGAGCTTGTGCCAGTTGAGTTAGTACCTAATCCAACAGATGTATCGGCTGCAATATAAGAATAGCCACGGCCGTCATAATAAAAGACTGAACCAATATTAACTTGATTGTCTAGACCATCAACTAAGTTATCGCCGCCGATACTGATAATTCCAGACCCAGTATTGATAAACTTAGCAGTATTCTGTCCGATGATAATGTTGTTGGAACCTGTGGTCCATATTCTGGCTGCTCTGTGTGCAATAAAAATATTATCTTCACCGTCTATTAATAGTTCGCCTGCACCTGCGCCAATGGCAATATTACTATCTTGATAGTACAATCTATTAACAGTTCCAGTAGTGCCGCTAACATATGGAGTAAGCCCAGTACCGTCAATTGGTGTTGTTCCTAGAATATCTGAATACAATACAAATGTTGATGTTGTTGGAGTTCCAACATAATACACTACATCATTTAATTCAGTAGTACCATCAATATTAAATAATTTAATAGAAGTACTAGTAGTTAAATTATGTCCTGGGGCTGTGATTAATACAGGATTTGATAAAGTAATATTTGTAATCGTTGCTACAAATACCGTTTGATAAACTCCAGTAAGTTTTAATGCGCTATCACCTATAGCAATAGAATTTGATATTTCTGTTCCAGAACTTAGTGCATATCTACCGATGGCAATAGTTTTATAAGATGTTGCAATGCCCATTAGGGTATCGTGACCAACAGCAATACTTGCCTGTCCAGTTTCAAAATCGTTAGGTAAAGGTACTGCATCTCCCCTAACAACGATATTGTTTATTCCTTCGTAACCTTGTCCGATAGTAATACCATTGATATTAATATCTTTTCCGATATTCATCGTACCCCATACACCGATATCGCCATCAACTACTAATAATCCAGTATTAGTACTTGTTGATGCGATGTCTGTACCGGTAGCAAGAATCCTAATTGTACCTGTAGTTAAATTACTATAAAGTTTAGCTTGGTTAAATTCAATATTTCCTAAACTAGACCTATAACTTGTTCTTAACAGACTATCAGTTATTAAAGTAAAACCTGTAGAAGTAGTATCAGTTGGCGGCAACTGCGGCTGAGCGTTGGCGAGATTTAAAAACTCCCCACTGCCTCCCGATCTTAGTAATGATCCACTTAATAAATTAGGCATTTGCTGTCTCTAATATGCTTAACACTAACTGGCAAGTTGCTGTACTAGATGCGTACACTTGGATACTGTCAAGGCTTTCAATAATCAGTTTGCCAGACAATACATTACCTGCATCTCCTGCCGGAATTGGAAAATCCCTAACTAGGAAACTAGGAGTATTTGCATCCTGCGCACCATTTCCTTGAGCGTCCCGTAACACAGGACGCTTTCTGTAATGTATAAAACTAACTGTTTGAGTTTGAGTACTTAAATTAGCAATCTGCGCCATGAGAACAATTGAAGTAACTCCAATTGGTGCAGTGTATGCTGTAACTGTTGATGTAGTTGCACTAAAGCTCGGCAACATCTTAGTTTTTGTTTTAAATGTGTTTAATGGAATTAGTGCCATAAATTTTCCTTTTAACTTGTTTCAATAGCCAAGATGAACGGTGTCATATTGGCAAATAATGATTTCGTAAATGTTCTACCACTTAGAACACCAGTTGCTTGACTAATAACTAGTCCCGGCCCAATACGGAAGTCACCGTTCTGGTCTGTACTTGTAAAGAATACTTTACCGCTGTCAAGTTGTACTGTTTCTTTTGTTTGAACAGGATCTGCAACACCTCGCTGTGGTAGTGCGCCATAATCAATTCCTGCACCTACATATTCAAACACATACCCAGATGCACTGATGTATGATCGTTGATAGAAGTTGACTGTTGCACCATCTGGGAATAAATCAGTTCTTGTGACATTTTCTCCCATTTGTACAAGATGATGTGTGCCGTCTCGTTGCCAATAGCTCAATCCAGTCATGACTGCGTTGTATCTTCCACCAGTTTCTATGTCGTATATTAATCTCTGTAATATCAATGAAGTATCTCTTCGACATTTTAAATCGTTATATACTAACAGTGGGAATGTATCCTGTACATACGCACTAATTTCTTCAACACAGAATTGGAAATTTCTTTTAATTAAATTGATAGCAGAACCTGCGCCCTGAACTGGGGCTCCTTCTTTAGTTCTTAAACTAGGTTTAACTACTGCCTCGGCTCCAGCAAGCGTATCAAGTTGCGGCGGCGTTGCTAGTGTAGGATCAATAATCTGAATTATATTATCAAATCTTTGATTAATGAACGTTTCTGCTTGACTTCCGTCAGTTAATAATGGCAATACAATTTGTGTTGCAGTATTGCCGATCGATTTAGTAACTTCTTCATTTTTAATTATTTGATTAACAATAGAGTTTAGTCTCTGTAAAGAAGAAATATGTGCAGGACGTTGATCTCCTGTCGGAGAATCTTGTAATACATTAGTACCAACTGGAATAGGATTATCTCCAACTTCACTACTTAATACTGTGTAATACGCATTGCCACTAAAATACAAGTTAAAGTAATTGGTATTAAATGACGATGTTGTATTCTCCGGATCTTCACCACCGTTAGTTAGTGCCTTACTTAAAGTAACGCTCTCATAACCAATGTCGGTTACAATAGTATCAGTAGCAGCATATAATATACCGTTAGTGCCAGTTTGATTACCAAATTGGTCTCGAATATGTAACGTGTTTCCTACTGCAATACCGGTAGTATCGATGCCGGTAATAGTAATAGTTCCAGTTGATAGCCTTCCTAGATTAGGTACTGCATTTAAAAATCCTTTAAATCCTTGTTCGTTTTCATAAGGAACAACATTACCTAGGTAATCTGTATATAATTCAGGAGGAACAATTTCCATGACTAAAGAAATATGTGGTCGATCACCTAAGTCCGGAATGAACACTCTTGCTCGAGCATTGTTTGGCCAGTACCCAGTTGGATAATACTGATTAAATTCTTCGTCGTCTGGGTACGATTTGTTAATAGGATTATACACTGTGCCACTAAACTTTCGTTCGCCGTATCCTTTAGCAACTAAGCAAAGATTACCAAAGTTAGCATTACTGTTAACAATAGATGCAATACCACCATTATCTACTTGAACTCCTGTAGAACAGAAAATTGTGAATACAGAAACTAACTGTGCATAACCGTCATTTGTAATTCTAACACCCCGACCACCTTGATTAACCTGTGTAAATGCGTCATAAACAAACGAATTAATTGGGCTACGGGTACTAATAACTGCACCATCTACTAAACTTCCGCCCATTGATCCGATAGGATCAATCTTACGTTGATTCCATGTGTTGGCATTACCTGTGTATTCTAAACTTAATTCTTCAATTTCCGAATCTCTCTTAGGAAACACTAATGTATCACCAAAGTACAATGTAGCATTGTTACCAAAGCCAATAGTAGGCGTATCTAAACTTACCAAATAAGTACCAGTAGTTACAGTAGTTACAGAAGTAACAATTGGTGAAATTTTTACGTCTGCTCCGTTAATTCCAGTTAGCGAAAATAATCCTCCGCCTAGATACACAGGAGGAGCATACAACGGTCCCCTAGTGATGATATCACTAATTGTGTTAAATCCTCGTTTTACAGCTTCTTGTGGCATGTAATCGCCGCCGTATTGGAAGAAAGTATTAATAACTTGAGCAATCTCAGTGCCAGTTTGCACTGCAACTGGTGTGTTAGCAATAACTTGTAACGCAACATCTCTTGCGTGTGCAATTGCCATTGTTGTTGTAGTTTCTTGACCGGTTACATAATTGTAATTGCCTATCCAGTAACCTAATCCAGCTTCAATTGATTTAGCATTTCCGCCAAGCAATATATCTTGACTTACTGCATCAACTAATAGTCCTGTATCTCTAAAACATTTTTCTTCGTCGTAGTCGAAGCTTCCTTGATTGTACGTCCAATCAACAAATCTCACTACATCATCAACAATAAATGCTCGATTGGCCTTTAATAAATTAAATCCGTTAATTACAGAAGTTGCAGTAGTTGCAGTTAAACCAATGCTAGTTAAATCAGCTGCTACTCCTGCACCATAGATAATAATGTCAGTGATAGTTGAGATAGATTGTTGTACATACGAAACTTCGGCACTTGTTGCAGTAGATGTTGATAGTACTTGCACTGCCTTAGTGCCTGTACTTGCTTCAACACGAGCTCCAGTCATAATGTCGGCTACAATGTCTTTAATTCTATTAAATGCAACAATAGTCTGTGACTCTTGCCCGTGAATAGTGCTTGTTGAACTTGACGATGCATAATAGCTTAAACCCGCTTGAATAGCTTGTCTATTTCCACCGTGTGTTAAATCAAATGCAATCGAGTTAGTAATTAATCCCACATCTCTAGCACAGGTTGATGTATTAAAAGTGATATCTGGATGGATAGCAACAGTGTAGGCAATAACTTCAGCTGCTAAATAATCTTTATTTGCAATTAACAAGTTATAGGCATTTTTAATACCTTGCAAGTTAGTCTCGGTACCGTTTGGAACAATACGATCTGTCCAACCTTTCTTATTGCCTCTTAAAATTTCAAGAACAATATCAAAGTCGGCGGCAATAATAGCAGCTTCTACTGCACTTGCTGGTTCCAATGAAGTATCTTGTAGTACGGCAAATTGATATCTATTAACTAAGTCGTCAGCCGGAGTAATGTTTCTAATAACTTTTAAAGACAATTCTTTTAAGTAAGTTACTGCATCGATAGTAGGTCCAATTTGTGCAGGAATGTCACCTGTATAGGTGCCTTGCGCCCAGTACTGCAAACCGGAGAATGTACTCTGACTTCTATTAGCTGTTGGATATAGCAAGTCTTGAGCAATGGAGTCAACAATTAAACCAACATCTCTTTTGCAAGCAATCTTGCTATAAGGGAACGATTTGACCATATTATTAACATAATTAATGGTATCTTCTTGAATAAATCGTCTGTTTGCCTGCATCAATATTTCTGCACTGACAAACGCTGCATCAGGACCACCTGATTTATATATAGGAGGTGCTGCTGCTGGACCATTATTAATAATAGTGACAATCGTGTTAAACAAACTATCGATAGCACTAGATGCAATGTCACCATTTAATAATACTGTATTTCTAACTTGAGAGTTAGTACCAAACGGTGCTACTTCTGCAGGGACAGGTAGTATATTGGTCCATGTATTATTAATAATAATAGACTGGACCATTTGATTTAAGTAATCAATAGCTGCGGAAGTTTGTGTTTCTTGGCCGGAAATTTTACTAATAACTCCGTCGAAATAAGCAAGACCACTTTCAACAGCTTTTTGGTTACCACCAAACGCTGCATCGTATGCAATATTTTCAACAATAATTCCCACATCTCTATAGCAGTATTCTCTGCTGTACTCAAAGACGTTTGCAGTTGCATTGATATATGCTGTTACTTCAGCTTTAATAAAATCTTTATTAACTGCAAGCAAATTAAATGCATGTATTGCTTCTTCAGAAGGATTGATTTCTAGATCAATTGGTTCTTGGCTAGTTACTGCATCTGGTCCATTTCTAATGATATTAGTAATAATATCAATTTTATCTTGCAATGCATCTGCTTCGTATGTACTTGCAATCGGTTGTCCAACAATTACTTGCGTAGTTCCAGTTTGATAGACCGTTGCTAAAAGTTGTCCTCGAACAATGTTAGGAATAATACTCTTTAAGTAACTGTAAGCTGCGGTTGTCTGAGGAATTTCATTAGGTATAGCAGTATTAGTGGTACTGTAGTTGTAATAATAAACACCTGATTTAACGCTTTGCTTTGTGCCGCCGTGTAATAGGTCAAATGCAATGCTATCAATAATGTATCCTACATCCCTATAACAAGTAGAAGTATTATAAACAAATGAAGGATGATTTGCTGAAATCCAAGCCAGTGTTTGATCTTGCAAACTTTCTTTGTTTGCTAACAATGCATCGTATGCTGCAACAATGCTAGAATTTGTACTTGGTAGCCCGTTAGCTAAAATTTGATCACTAATATTAACTGTTCCGTTTGTAATAATATTTGTGATTGTTGAAAATAATGTATTAACAGTAGTTTGAGGTGTTGCACCTCCTGCATTTAATGCAACTGTTGCTGCTAAACTTTGTAGATTGATAATTGCCGCAGTAGTGGTAGTTTCTTCTCCTGGAATAGCAGAACTACTCTGACTCCAGTATTGAAGACCTGCAAAAATACTATCACTATCACTGTTATATAACATATCCATAGAGATAGAATCTACAATTAGTCCTAAATCTCTTCTGCACTTAGATACATCATATGTAAATGATCCGCTATTAAATGTTGCATCTACATAGGCAACAACTTGTTCTTGCATGAACGGCTTGTTAGCCAGCATCAATGTACGAGCATTGAAAAATCCTGGATTTTGTTGTCCAGCATTTACTGAATCACCTTGTGCAATTGTACCTGATCCTACGTTAACGATTATTGAGGTAGTATTAGCAACCCACGTACCGGTGCCCACTGCCCTAGGAACTTGCACAGTTTGATTTGGAACAAACATTGTTCCATCTTTTAACCATGGACCACTTTGGTTAGTACAGTTTTGAATGTACGGAGAGTGGAAAAGATCAATACGATCCTCACCTTCTAATGGAGGGAAAGATGTAGCATATGCGCCTCTGTTATATTGAGACTCGTAATCGCCTTCGAGTAATCCGCTACGACCATTTAAAAATGTCATGTAGTTCAGATAACATCCGCTATCTACATGGAATAAATCTTGTGTCTTATTAATCGGTTCAATGAATGTTGTACGAATATCACTACCTCTAATAGAAGTATATGGCTTCATACGTAATGGGTTATCTTCTAGATAAAATCCAGCACTAACTAAAATTTGAGTACCAGGTTGGTAGTAAGGACTATTAATTGCTCCACCAATTGTTCGGCAAGCACGACTTGCGTCCATTGCTCGTCCGTCATTAGTATCATCACCGTCCATAGTAACATATAATGTATTCGAAACTACTGGAGCAGTACCGATTGGATTTGCTCCTCGGACTCGAATGTCACCATATACGTCAGTAAGGCCGCTAGCTGGTTTAACTTCAATCGTACCGGTAGTGGAAGCAAGCACTCTAGAGTAGATATCATGAACATATGCTTCTGCCCATTGAGTAGAACTAGTTCCTAGTCCGTGGATTTCAGTAGCAGTGTCTGCATCTTCTGGCGGAGTAACTTCTTTAGTAACAATGTTTTCACCAACACTAATGCCGCCTTCTACTCTTACTGCACCGTCAGTCGAAGTTGCAGTACTAGTCGATAGTACTTTTAAAAGATCAGTTCCTAACTTGCCAGTAAATGGATTATATGATAAACCGTTGTCAATACCTTCGTCGTCGATGAATACAAACTGCTCACCCGAAGTTAAAGCAAAAATAGGATGGAATTCTAAGTCAGCATTCGTAGCAGTAACAACTAACTGGAAAGAAGTATTTGCAATCTCAACTCTTCCGTAAATTCTACCGCCGACGTTTAGATCTTTTTCAATACCAACGCCGCCTCGAACATATACTGCTCCTGTCTGACGGTCAGCTGCGGTTCCATAAACGTCGTTAAGATCATACGGCCGACCACCTGCACCAAAATCTAAATACTGGTTTTGTACGTTGTCTTCGCTATAAAATTCACCAGTTAATACATTGAGCTTACCCCATTGATTTCCGTCGTCACCTAAATTAAGAGTATCGTTCTCTGGAAGGAAATCTGTATCAACTTTTGATTTAAAAGTAACTGTATTTGCACCTACATCAGTTCCAAGTGTTGTATTTCCTGTTATCTCAGTTTCTGGAGAATCGGCAAATATTTTTCCATCAGCTGTTAAATTAATATCTTGTCGTGCTTCAACATTAACATCACTAGTGTTTGATAAAATATTAACTTCGCCGCCGTCTGATTCTACTGCAATATCAGTATCTGCTAATATATCAATAAACGTGTTAGAATCGATTGTTGTACTTTCACCCGTCTTAATATTCAATTTTCCGTTTGCAACATTTAAGTAATAGTCGTTAGGAACATTGACAGTATTGGTTGCCGATGATGCAGCAGATGGTGGTAAAGTAGAATAGTATGTTGTTGCCATTTTTGATCCTCAGTGTATTTATTTTTTTAATGTATCCTTAGTTCAACAGCATCGATTAATGGGCTACTCTTATGAGGCCAATCAGGATGACTTTGAAATCTTAGAACAACTCCGAATAAAGGATCCTGCACAATTTCTTTTGTTATGCTGGTATTCCATAATACACTATCCCCTCCGTATATTTTTTTTGGACTTAAATCAATAGATGCTAGGTTATCGCCGATTAAATTATCAGATAAGCATAATTGAATAGTATCATCGGTAATTCTACCATGTCTATTCATTGATAACATCATCTCTATACCGGTTATATTATCAGGGACCTGTTGAAAGTTAAAACCAGTTAGCTTTAAGTAATAAGTTTTTTGTGTAATATCTCGCCGTGGGTCTCTAGCTATGTGAATTAAGTCACTTGTCGTTCGCACATGTCTGCCGTCTTTTTCTTTGAGACTATAAAATGAATCTACTTCTAACCAAGTGATATGAGCGGTTTCTCCGCCAGGTTCAGCATATTGATTTATTTGTGTCGGCAGCGCCCAATTTGTGGTCATACCATTATTTACCTAGATACAAAAATAGGGGGACTAGCCCCCTATTATAATTAACTAATTTGATTTAGTTATTAGAAACGCTTACAATACCTGCGGCTGCTGAACCTAATGTCCATCCTGCTGCTGCACCATCTACAAATACGAACGAACCAGATGCTGTAGATTGTGTCAATACTGCACGACGAGCAGTTAACTTCTTAACAAAGTATGTGCTACCGTTTGTGTCAGCTGCAATGATATTCATTTCACCAGATGCAATAGTTGGAGTTGCAACTAGTTTGCAAATTGCACGACCGTCAGCAGTGTTAACTAGATAACGCTTAGAACCTTCTTGCTTCTTGATATCAAATAGTTTTGCACTTCCGCCTGGAACCCATGCAAGACCTCTAATAGCATTTTGTAATGTTGTAGTTAGTACTGCAACACCAGTACCAGTAGTACCGACAGTTGCTGCAAATACTACTGTTGGAGCAGCAGTGTATCCAGTACCAGCAGTATCAATTGTAACGCTGGTTACTGTGTTTCCAGTTTTAACTGGAGTACCAGCAGCAGTTACGCCGCCTGGAATTTGAGGTGCCGAGAATAGAACTGTTACAGTTCCTGTGCTAACTGTCAAACTAGATGTTGACAATGTGATGCTAGCAACGCCTTCGCCGCCTAGGCCTGTTGTACCACCTACGGCTTGGTTAGAATACGGTGAGTTTGTATTACCAAAAAACTTTTCTTTAATTGGACGTCCCATTTTATTTCTCCTTATGTTAAGATCGTTCTATGATCTACGCGGATGGTACCGCATAAAACCCTTACGGGCGAACAATGTTATTTATTGAATGGACAACAAAAAACCCGCCGAAGCGGGTCTTTGTTGTGGTTTATAAGACCAAGTAACAGATTACTTGAAGCTTACGCTTGAGCTAGAGATAGCAACTTTACCTAAGTAGTCAGCTGCATTACCTAGAGACGAAGCAGTGTTGTTCAACTCGACATAGCCGTAGCGTGTCAAGAAGCCAACTACTGGCTCGAATGTTGCTGGGTCAAGAACAACACCAGAGCTCATTAGAGGAATGTATGGGCAATAGAACGCAGCAGCATCTGCTTCGCTAGTACCTTTGTATCCAATAAGGATTTGGTTGTTGTCGTTTGTGTCGCTCATGTATGCATCAACATAGATACGCATTGCACCGTTCAATGTACCAACGAACTTAGTGTTTGTTGGAGCTTCGAATGTACCTTCTGTAGTACGAGCAAAAGCAGAAGTTGTTGCAGACTGAAGGATCGTTAGAGCCTGGTTAGAAACAACAGCCCAGTTACCTGCGCCACGACGTGTGCGTTGAGCAATCAAGTTGCTTACGCGGTTGATTTGGATAGCCAAAGCAGCGTGTTCGTCACCAACGAATGTAGCAGTACCGCTAACTAAAGATTGGTCATATGTTTCTTCAACAGATGCCAAGCTACGTAGGGAAGCTAGGATTTCTTGGTCGATTTCAGCTGTGATTTCTTGTGCTAGAGCAGCCATGATTTCTGCTTCGATGTCAATACCTTGTTGGGCTTGTGCATCTTGTGCAGCCTCGAATGTCCAACGAGCGCTTAGTTTACGAGACTTAGCTTCGACTGGAGTCTTCAAGATTTGAATGCTCATACGCTTACCTGGCTGTCCTTCTAGCGCCGCTGTAGTAGCTGCACCAGCTGTAGCACTGTTGTTACCAGAGTAAGCAGCAGCAATCTTGAATGGGCTTAGAGCTTCTTCACCTGCTGTTACAACATCTCCAGATGCAACACCGTCAGCATAACGAACTCTTAGAGTGTGGATCTGTGCAACAGGTCCAGTCATTGGCTGAACGCCAATGATTTCGTTAGCAATAACTGTCGGCATAACACGACGAATTACTGGAAGGATAACACGGTTAAGTGTTGCGATATTACCAGCACTTGTAGCACCAGCGGTTGCGCTTTCAGCCAAGTGGCGGCGTGTATTTTCTAGGCAAACTGCCATAGAAGACTTACGGGTACCGGATAGGCCTTCAAGCAGAGCTTCTTTGGTCTCTGACCATCTTTCGTTTAATAGTTGTGACATTTATGTCTCCTTGAATTATTTTGTAAGACCCGCTAACTTGCGGATGTCTACAATATTGTCTAAGCCTACCTCTGGCTTGCTTTCACGATTTCCAGTAACAGATGTTCCTTCGGCCAACATAGCTTTTTTAGCTACAGGCTTAGCACCGTCCATTACTGCGGGTAGGTATTTCTCAAATGCAGAATGCAACTTTGGAGTCTGAATTGACTCTAAAAGGTCTTGCATTACTACTCTCTTTTCACCAGCTAGTGGTGATAGCAATTCTGCCATAACGTTCTTGCGTTCCATTAGATCTTTAGTAACACGAATTTCGCGTTGTGCAGATTCTACTAGATTTGCTTTTTCCGATACGACTTGATTTGCTTCTGCTAGTTCTTGATCTTTCTTAGCGATGATCTTTAACAATTTACTTGTTTCAGATTTTTCGTTTAGGAAGGAACCAGAATATTCTTGTGCAAATGCTTCATACAAACGACGACCAAAGTCATTGTTGCGAGCGCTGTCAATATCTTCTTTTAACTGATGAATTTCAGTTGTTAGTTTCTTAGTAACAGTTGCTTCAACAACTTTTGCGGAACGTTTAATGAACGTTTGTTTAATTTCATCAAACTTGCTCTTAGCTTCACGAACTAACTTAACTTTCGTTTCAGCTAGATCCTTCTTGTCTGATGCAAATTCACTGATTTCTTTTGCAAGAGCATGTACTACAAACTGCTCTAACTTTCCAAAGTTCTCAGAAACTTTCTTACGGTCTCCTTGAAATTCGACTAATTCTTTGCCTAGTTGAGTAATAACAAAACCTTCTAACTTCTTAGCGTCGCCAGCAATACGTTGTTGGTATTGTGTCTTTGCTTCGGCTAGTGCCTTCTTATCATTGTACAACTCGGCCATTTCTGCGGCCAATCTGTCGCTTAACATCTTGTCGATTGCTTCAACCATAACACTCTTGTCATGATTGTACTTCTGTGCAAATTCTTCTCGAAGTTGAGCGGTAACTTGGTCGCGATTCTCTTGAATCTTTTGAGTGAAGGCAGCTTCGACAGCAGACTTAACGTCTTCTGACATAACTCCTGACTCTACTAATTGTTTGAATGCGTCCAACATTTATTTCTCCTCGGGCTTATTTTAGACCTTTAATAATTTGCAAGAGAGACTCCTGCAAATATTTCTGGGCCTTTGGATCTTCTTTTACTTCTTGTGCAACTTTAAATGCTTTCATTCCACCACGAGCATTCATTAAATGTTCGTAAACAGGTGTAGGGTAAGCTCCAGGTGCGCTTGGTTGTGCAACTATATCAACGGTAATGATTTCAAAGTCGGAAACTTTACCGCTCATCTCGTCAACGTTTCCGCTGCCACGTGAGCTTACGCCAAGTTTCACACCGGCTTCGAGCATTGTACGAATTAAGTTGCCCATTGGTGTTGGCAAGATTTTAAACTTACCATAACCGTTAGGACCTTCCATCCACATGTTTGTAATCATGTGACTGACACGGTCCAAATTTACTTTAAGGTCATCTGGGTGATCAACTTCACCTAAAACAGAATAACCGTTCTGAATCTGATCGTTAAGTGTTTTCACAGCACGTTCAATTTCATCTACAGGATAGACTCGTTGATTAGCATTGCGAATGCCACCTTGAATAGCAATACCCTTCAAATGAAGGTTCTTGCCATCCTTGTCGTCCGACTCAAGAATGATGCCGGACTGATCAAAACTTAGGTGTTCTCTTAGATAAGAATGTTTCATCCAGATTCTCTAATTATAGCTTCTTCAAGAACTGAGGGATGTTAGCGATACTAGTTTGACCAGCTTTGTCGCCTGTACCGGAACCAACTGGTCCAGGACCTGCACCTTTCTTCTCAGCGCCATGGCCACCGGCAACTTTACCTAGTGTCTTAACACCAGACTTTTTGCCTTCAACATTGTGAATTCCGGCTGCAAATTTTTCGCTGCTTTCTGGGTTAATCCCTTTGTTAACTTTACCCGGACTTGTACCTTTGTCAGTTCCGCCTTCTGTGTGGCTTTGTGCAAGATTCTTTGCAGATGCACCACTTGTTGGCTTACCAGAACCACTGCTAATTGGGCTACGACCTTCTACAGGTGCGCCTTCTTTATCACCAGAACCAGAACCGATATATTGTCCTTGAGTTTTTTGTGTGCTACCTTTGTCCCAGTTTGTTCCAACTGTTTCGGTATATTCACGTGTCATACGACGACCTTCTTGGAAACCCATTTTCATAGGCTCTTCTTCGCCGCCCATGTCATCCATTCCACCTTCGTCATCAAACTCGTCGCCACCCATGTCGCCACCTTGAGATGCTTCAAGTTCAGCAAATGCAGCTTCTAGGTCAGCGATTGCATTCTTGATGTCAAAAATTGCACTTTCTTCGCCACCTTCGGCTCCGTCCATTTCGTCGTCGGCTGCGCCAACTTCTGCTCCGAAGTCACCAGTTTCTTCTTCTCCTGGCATACCTTCTTCGTCGTCAGCTTCCATGCTGTAAGAATCTTCTAGATCAACGGACTCGTCCATATCGTCATCGACTGCTTCTTCAACATCATCGTCCATACTTTCTTCGACATCGTCGTCGGCGGACTCGTCCATATCGTCATCGACTGCTTCTTCAACGTCAGCTTCTGCTTCTTCAGCAATTAAATTCTCATAGATATCTCTTGACTTCTCAACAACGATTTCATGGAATAGCTCGTTAGCTTTATCCATTTCTTCATTGACGATTAAGTCTAATAGTTGTTCAAACTTAGACATGCGGTTATCTCCTATATTAGTTTAGCGGCAAGGCTTTGTGTTGTTATTTACATGAGATTGTAGATAGGCATACGAAATAGGCCTAAAATAGGCTATTTCGAACAAAATCAGAAAGATTTTTTGCAAATGTGTTAAAAATATTTAAACTTTTTATAATAAATTTAAATTATGAGTTATTATACTGCTGCGGCATCAGGGGGAGGAGCAGCGTACATTTTTCGAACTAATGCCAATTCTTCTTTTTGTTCTAACTCTCGTGCATCACCTGCTTTGCGCAAATCATTTAACATTCGGAGAGTTAATCGAGTTTTTCTAGTGTCGCCAGATTTTAAAACGCTAGTATCATTGTGCGAGTTATATCGATTGTCGTCAGCCATTTCAGCTTGATTCTTATCAAAATAAATAAATTCTCTTAAAAACATAGTAGTATTTATGCTGGAGGCGGAGTTGCGCTTGGTTGTGCTTCAGCACTACCTTCTTCACCCGGTAACGGTGCAGAAGTTGCACCCGATATTGCACTAAGGTCTGCTCCCATTCCGTTTGCTGTAATACCTACACTGCGTAGTTCAGCAGTAGCAGGCAGCTCAGTATCGGCATCTATATTTTCTTCTTTCCACATATTTTCGTTTTCTGCCATTTCTTCTGCTGTTAAGCCTAAGAAACGTTTCAATGCAAATCGCTTACTTAAATGAGGAATTGCAGCAACTGCGCCGTATGTTCCTACTCTTGCAGTGTCCATTTCAGTCTGACGATATGCTGCAAAGTTCTGCGGAGGATTAAATTTAACATCGAAAATATTGCTATCAACGTTAATGCCTTTATTGTGTAGATACAATTTAAATTCTGTATCAAAGTGCTCATTCATTAGACTTTGTAGTCGCTCGCAGTATTTGTTGAATCGCAATTCTTGGATGTAGGCTGTTCCAACTCGACCATCATTGAAGCTAGATCCTCCGTCGTCAGCGCCGGTCGGAAGATAACTGCTAGGTATGCGTAAAGCCCTAAACAACTTATTAGTAAAATATCTAAGATCATCAATTTCTCCTAGGTTAGTACCGCCTGGTAAGACTTCAACTTTACTGCCACGGCCTTCTGCTGTTTGTGGAAAAAAGTAATCTTCATTGATGCTTAACGGATTGTATCCAGCATCGATTACTGTTTGACCACCGCCCGTTACACTTGGAATACGGCGTTGATTAACTTCGTTTTTAACACGTTCGACAAAACCCATTGCCAAGTGACTTGGCATGTTACCTACGTCAATATAGAATACACGACGTTCTGGCGCACGTTGAATACGATAGATAATGATAGCATCTTCTAGCAATTCTTTTTGCTTATATACTTTAAAGATAGACTCTAATAAACTAGTTCCGAACGGAAAATTATTGTCTAATCCTTCACTTAGGCTAATATGAATAACGTGTCTTGCATCGATATTGTATTGATTTTCTGTTTTAGAAAATCTATTTCCGTTTAAATTTGTAGGAAATGCGCCAGTCATTCCTCTTGATCCGCCTGCACCGCCTTGGCCAGCAGCGTAACTACTGGCATATTGACTTCCGCCACCTGTAACATTACTAGGACTAATAGCAGTAGTTGCAAGTGTTTCTAAATTAGGATTAAAATCACGAATGACATATTGCTCAGGTTTCTTTCCTTCGCTTTCATTAACAATAATTCTATCAACTTTTTGCGGATCTACGTACATCCATGATTGTGTTTCGGGGTCACGAACGAAAAATACGTCACCATATTTGAATACATTGCGTACAACTTTGAAAATTCGTTTGTCAAATTTATTAAGTTTAGTCCATTGTTGCATGAACTTTTTAATAATTTTTACTTCGGTAGAAGTTGCTTGTTCTTTAAAAAATATCCGAAACGGGGTCCCATTTTCGTCATTAGTCTGACTGCAAAATTCAGCCAATATGTCAAGTGCGGCATTTACTTCACTGTCTGCATCCATAGTGTCGTACTGCCCGTAACGTTCTAATCGGTTAGGATGACCTGAATAGACATCTGGAAGGTAACTAGAATAATTTCGATGTGTGGGATTAGCTCGGCTATCTGCATTAACAGACCCGCTTACAGGACTTAATTGTCCTGAAGTATCAACTAAAGTGAAGTATTTTTTCCATGCCATAATTTAAAATTTGAATAAGTCCCCGCTCAAAGATCTTGTAGCATCGTAGTTTCTTCTACTAAACTCTGCTGTCTCTTTCAAGTACGTTATTACATCCGCTGTTTGTTTATTTAATGTCTGTAGCTCAGTCTTTAAACTTTCTAAATGATACAATGGTATAATAGCTTCAGATCCTGCTTCACCTGCTTCGACTATTGTTGGTTGTGTAACAACGCCGCCACTGGCCATCTTTTGCGGGCCCGCAATTGCTTCACCGCCCATTCTTCCGGCAGTTCCTCCACCGTAGCCACCAATTAAGCCACCAATTAACGCACCAATTGGTCCAAACATTGCTCCAGCTGCTGCACCTGCAACTGCACCGGCTAGTCCGCCTGCGGTTTCTCCAACTGCGCCGCCTCTCTGTTTTGATGCTTCTTCTTTAGATATAGATCCTGCTTTTTCTTGTTCAGATACATTGCTTAATTCACCAGCTAACATTAGTCCGCCTAGTACAGTACCTGCAAGTCCTAGCTTTTTAACAAGACTACCTGCTCCTTTTCTGCCCCCGCCACCGCCTGCTCCTCCGGCAGCATCTTTTAGAGCTTCAGCTGTCTTGGCAGCGGTAAATTGCTTAATAGCAAGGACGGCTGCACCTAATGCAATTGCTAATCCACCAAATCCAAAAGTTAATGTATCAAATCCTTTAACTACTTTAGACAGTGCTGTTGCTAACCCATTAACAACAGGAGTTAATAATGATACAATAGGACCGAGTAAATTGTTAATTGCTTGTCCAAATTCTTGCATTGATTTTTGAGAAGCTACTGCTCGGGCAGCTTCGCTTGCTGCAAGTTCTTTCTTCTTTGCTTCAGTATCTAATGCTCTAGCATATGATTCATCGTCTTGCTTTGCAGATCTGTTGGCTCGACCTTGGCTTTCCTGAATTTGTTTTGCAGTCTCACTGCCCATTGCACCCATAGCGTATTGCATTGCTAACGGGAATTTCTTGACATCTTGCTCGTTTGCTCGTATTCCTTTTACTAACTCTTTATTTTGATCTTGTACTGTCTTTGTACTATCTGTAACGTTCTTTGCAGATCGCATCACAGACTCGTTAGTCTTTCCCATAGTAGCAGTAAATGCTTGAGCTTCTTTTGTTATAGGAGGAACGCCCATAACTTTAGATTGGAAAGCATCTGCTGCACCTTTACCGCCCACTGCTAATGCATTTGCTAGGCCCGCAATTGCTTTTTTCTTTTCTTCCTCACTCATGCCTGCTAGTTTAGCTTCCCATGCAGAGTTCTTGGCTTTTTCTTTTAATTCGTTTTCAGCTTCTGTTCTACTTTTTCCAGTTATTTCAGCTAGCATATCTAACTGAGTTAAGTATTCTCCAGAACTTTTAATAATTGCAGCTGAATTTTGTAGCTCTGCTTTACTGCGACCACCAGTCATCGAAATGTAGTTTGCCATTCCTTGATTGACTTGTTCGGTAGTATAACCCAAGTTTCGCAGATCATTACCTAACTGACTCTTGTTTAACGTATTAGACAATGCTACAAATGCCTTAGCTCCGTCATTTGTAGTACCACCCATTCTTGCAAATGTATCACTATTAGTCTTCATTAGATTTTGAAATTGATCTAATGTCAAATAAGTGTTAAGTGCTGCTTGACGCATCTGAGTCAAACTTCCGCCAAAATTTACTCCTGCAGAAGTAATATCCTGATACATTGACAAGTTCTTTTCTTGGAACTCAGCAAGGCGTCTTAGACCGGTAGCTACTACACCTAATATTCCAGGCAGCTGTTCAAATGCACTAAAAACGTTGCTTACTTGTGCAGTACCGTCTGTTAAACTTTTAATCAGCGGGCTAATACTACCATCTAGTACTCTGATCTTAATTGCAGTTTCTGTACCAGCTGTTGCTAACTTACTGAATACACTAGTCGATTGCTTTACATTTGTATTCATTGCAGCAACTGCCGCTGGATCTAACCCGGCCTTAGTTGCTAATTCTTTGATTGCATCTTTTTGTGCTTTAGTAGTTGATAACGTAGCCTGGAGAATTAACCGTAAGGTTGCTTCTGTAGCTGCGTTGTTTAACTCTACATAGTCATTACCAATCGATCCGGTGACGTCTGCCATTGTATATTCGGGGTTATCTGCGTAGATAAATAAGTCATCTATTCCACAATGTTTATTTATCGGAGACACAAATGGTTCCTTCTACACCGTCAAATCAATCAAATCCACTTGTTGGATTTATGCGCCAGCCAAAAATTTATATTCGGTTGCCTAGCGGCGGAGAGTTTTGGCCAGCTGGTAGCATAGTGCCGTCTGAGACTGGTGATATTCCAGTTTATTCAATGACTGCCAAAGACGAACTAATGTTAAAAATTCCAGACGCTGTGATGAGCGGACAGGCAGTAGTAGATGTTATACAACATTGCATCCCAAATATTAAAAACGCTTGGGACATTCCTAGTATCGACCTGGATGTTATCCTAATCGCTATTCGATTAGCAACCTACGGTGAAAAAATGACAACTCCTATTACATTCGGAGAAGATCTCGAAATGGAATACACCGTTGATCTACGACAAGTAATGGATACTCTAATGTATCAAATTAAATGGGATCCAGTAGTACCTATTAATGAAGATTTAACTGTATTCGTTCAACCGATGAATTATAAACAACTTAGTGAAAGTGCTGTTAAAACATTTGAGACTCAGAAAATTTTACAAATTGCCAATGATTCAGCAATGAGTGAAAATGATAAAGTTGCAGCATTTAAGGAAAGTTTTACAAAATTAACAGATGTTACAATAGGTATTGTTGAAAAAAGTATCTACAAAATTGACAGCGCCAACGGCAGCACTGATAACCCACGACATATTAAGGAATTTATCGAGAACGCCGATAAGGATCTCTTTAATATTATTCAATCACACATTGATTCTCTCAAAGAAAACAATTCATTAAAACCAATAACTATAACCGTTACAGATGAAATGAGAGAAAAGGGTATCACTGGAGATACCGTTGATGTACCGCTAGTGTTTGATCCTTCAACTTTTTTCGTATAAGGCTTTTGTATCTTGATACTGACGGTATCAACAAGCTAGTAACTGAGTACGAAGTCGATACAAAAGCCTTAAGAGAAGAATTGTTTAAATTTAGTTGGTATATGAGAGGTGGTCTATCATTCTCAGAAGCATTTTTACTCACTCCAGAAGACCGAGACTTGTTGAATAAGATTATTGAAAGTAACTTAGAGATAACAAAAGAATCTCAATTACCGTTCTTTTAAATTTCTATTCCTAAGAAATTACTCTGTAATCCTACTTTAGTTTCTTTGATTGCACCTAATTTTTGCAGACCGTATGCAACAACTTGGGGTCTACGATCTCCACGAACTGCGTTGATGGTAGCTACTGCCTTATCAATTGCCTGACGACCTGCTGGAATCCCTAACCTGCCTTCGGGTGCAGCAGGAGCAGTAGCAGGTGTAGTGCCTGTTGGGGGAGTAACAGGAGCAGTAGCAGGTGTAGTGCCTGTTGGGGGAGTAACAGGAGCAGTAGCAGGTGTAGTGCCTGTTGGGGGAGTAACAGGAGCAGTAGCAGGTGTAGGTTGTGGTGCTTTATATCCGCCTGCTCTTTGAACATTCCGTTGTGCAACATTGGCAACTCTACCTGCTTGCTGATTATATACATCTTTAGCACCTGCCCATGCGCCTTTAGCACCTCCAACAACATTTGCAGCACCTTTTGCTGCTGAACCTAGAGCCCCGGCTAGGCTTAACTCATCTATTTGTTGAGATTCAACGATTAATTCATTTATACGCATAACAGGAAAGTCCTAAAAGTATTTCTTTTATTTATAATGAGCTGACGCTCATTTGCTTCTTCGTAATCGCTAACGCTCTTACTTGAAGCAATGTTTCGTCAAAGACGAGAATAATATTATCTAGATTAATCGGTCACACTTAGCCCAGACTAGGGCTAAGAAAAAACTGCATTATCTGAGTAGCACAGTCACATAGTGTTAGAACTACAAGCATTTCTGCTAGCGTAGGCGGTTGACCGATACCTACTCATTCTGTCTTAACAACGGCGGCTTACAAATATACACTATCATATTTGTAAAGCGTGGAGTTTCTGTTATTACTCCATCCTTGGGCCTATTTTTTAACTCTATTCAAACAATCAAACCGCAGGCATTTTGCGATCGTGGTCCGGTTAGGATACTGATTGAGTGCTCACTTCAGCGGTGAGTCTTCGGATCCCTGCGATGTTAGTCCAGGTTTCTACTGTTCGGCACACGATATTAGCCTGTGCGAGCTTTAACTGAATTAAGTTGCCTTAAAGTTTGGATTTAATGTGTGAGCCATGTACACGGACTTGTATGTGTCCGTTATAGTATTCATCGGATTCTAATACTTTGCGGTCGAATTGTTCGCGGGCCTCAACGTAAGATGTTTCTGCTTTAGATTTACAGTAATATAATATTTCGCGGGAGAAGTTTTCTTTGCCTAGGGTGTCTATGTCTTTTGTCAGCTCAACACTGGAGCCGTAATATTCTTGCCAGTCGCTATCTATTTTGCTTCTGATCTTCTTTTTCTTTTTTGTGCCGTTCTTTAACTTTACAGTCTTGTAGGTCGTTTTACTAAATTTTGCTAATTTTTTGCCAATATACTTGCGACCCGAGACTGTATTGGTAATGCAATATACAAAACCAATACAGTCATCGGGTAGCTCTTCAACTACTGAACCTTGATAAGTCCAGTTAGTCAATTATTTTGCTGCCTTGGCTTCTTTGCGAGCGTTCTTTTCTGCTGTAATTTCATTGCGTCTTGCTTTTACTAGCTTACTTAACTCTCCAAGAGCCTTGCGACTGCGAGTTCCGGCTGCACTATTGCCGCCCGTAAATTTTGCATCCTCTGCTAGAAATTCTGCAAATTGTGCTTGTAATTGTTCATTGGTTGTTGTCATTTTTATTTCCTTTTGGTTTCGGTCCCCGTTTTTTAGGGATTGCTTTGAGTCTTGCTTTCTCTGCCTTTGCATTTTTTAGCTCTGCTCTTTTATTTTCCATACTTTCTTTGCAAACTTTTTGTCCCTGACGTTTCATCTCGTTTGCAATGTTAGCAATGGCTCTTAGGTGCCTCCTAGTATCCCAGCCTGAATCTCTGCCTACATATTTGATAAATTTCAAATGTGTATTATGCAGTCCCACAAGCTCAGCTACTAGCTGTGAATACAGTTCCTTATATTTGTTTATCTCTTCATTCGACATAATCTACATCGTTTGAGTAAGAAGTAAAACCGTTCTCTTTAACAACTCTGAGTACGTTATTAACACGACCTACTAATTCGTCCTTATGACTTATTAAGTATATATTCTTATTGCGTTCCCGTGCCATCTTTTTTAGGACCGCAAGTCCTGCTTCAACGCCTGCTGCATCCATACCTGCATCCATAAGTTCATCGACAAATAGTAAGTTAATATTCTGATACAGTCCTTCCCATACATCACGGAATGCAAAGCTCATAGAAAGAATTAATCGATTGCGCTCACCTCTAGATAAGTTGTCAAAGTCTAGATCCTGCCCTAGCTGAGTAATCTCAATAGTAAGATCATTTAAGAATACAACCTTATGAGGCAACCCTAACTTGTCAATATAGTAAGTCAGCCTCTTGTTTAAGTAGGTTAAATTCTGATCAATAATCTTCTTACGAACAAAACTGTCCTTGTTTGTTAGCAATTTGTAAAGGAATTCTTGATGATCTCTGACCTTAGCAAGAGCATTTACTTGATCCCAATTGATTTCTTGAATCGCAGTGTTCTTTAAGTCTTCAATTTGCTCTTCATAAGGATTAGCTTCGTCGATCTTTTGTGTCAATGTACGCTCTAAGCTGGCAAGATTGTTTTTATGACCTAGTGCTTCTGCTTCTGTATCATAATATGTGTTGGGCCTATGCGGTTGCTCACCAATTCCTATCTCTTCTACAATTTTAGTGTAGTCAGCACTTACTTTATCAAAGTAAGTTTGTGCATCTAATAGGTTGTTAGCAGCAGTTGCTAGCATTTCGTCATGCTTGTGATCATGTAGATCCTGTTCACAAGCGGGGCACTTCTTATCATCGAGTGATTTAATCTCTTTGATGTATTTGTTTAAAGCACGTTCTGCTTGAATTACTGCTGACTCTAGAGTAGCACGTTGTTTGTTAAGACTGCGAATACGAGCATCCTCCTCGTCCCATGCTTTTAATGCAACATGAGCGGCTAGTTCTGCTTCTATATCAACTGATTCTAGATTAACAATGGCTTTACCTAGCCCTTCTATTTCAGTTTCTTTCTTAGATTCCCAGGCACTGCTCTTGAGTTGTAGGCTGTTAATGCTCTTTTGAACGTTTTCGTTAGCACTCTTAATACCTTCAATTTTAAACTGTGCAGCAGTGATGCTGTCTTTAGTTTCTTTAATCAATAGCTTTAGTGCTTCTGCCTTTTCACTCAGTTGTGTGATGCCCAGTAACTGTTCGATAACTTCTCGTTGTTCAGCCGCCTTCATACTTAAGAAGGGTTCTGTGTAGGTATTGAGTGCAACTAGGTGTTTGAACATAGTATGAGACATTGCCAGCATCTGCTCAATGCTCTTCTGCGTCTCGCGACTGTCACCTTGTGCTTCATCTTCGTCTTTGCTCTTTAATTCTTGGTCATTGACGAACAATTTCAGTACATTAGGCTTACGACCTCGTTCAATACGATACTTGACACTAGATTTTTCAAACTCAACAGTAACCAACATGCCCTTGCCGTTAGTCTTGTTGATTAAGTTCTCTTTCTTAATGTTGGTCAGTGCTTGCCCGTACAGTGCGTAGCTCAATGCATTAACAATAGTAGTCTTGCCTGTACCGTTTCTTGATCCAGTATCGTCACCGCCTAGATCCTGATTTGAACCTAGTACAAGAGTTAAGTGTTCTTTATCGAAATCAACTGCTTGAGTCTGGTTGCCCACACTCATAAAATTTTTAACGGTTATATTTTTTAACTTAAATGTCATAGATTATTATAGATGTCCAACAGGACTTTTTTATCAAACTGTTCTGATTCGATATTGATCAGCTGTTCGGAAACAATTTGATCGACACTTTCAAACTTTGTGTCAGGATTGTCTTCATAAGTTCCTTCAAGATTAATTTTATCTTGTATAAGACTAATTTCTCTAATGTCGTAATCATTAGTAAAAGTCTCCTTGATAAAGTTAGCCTCTTCAAAGCTGATATCGATGTCTAAATTGACCTTTAGATGCATCTTTGACTGCATAATCGTGTCTTTTTTATCGATTAGGTCGCTTAGTTTAACATGTCTATACTTAGGGCAGTTGTCCCAGTTAATGTATTGGGGCTCACTGCCCCAATCCATAATCATCATGCCTCGCTCGTCGTCCCACGAGTCTGCAAAGTTATGTGGGAAAGCATTTCCAATGTAGTGGATCTTACCTCGGTTCTGTCTCTTGTGGAAATGCCCACTGAATACATAGTCTTGGTGTGTAAAGTGATTAGCCTGTAACTCACCGTGATCAGGCATCTGTACCATGGCGTTCATGTAGAACAAGGGCAATTCAAAGTGCCCAAACATGTATTTGCTCTTAACTTGACTGATAGTTTTCCACTCATCACCTACAAGCCAAGGGACTAAGGTAACATCGCCTATAGTGGTCACACCTTCAACGACAGTTACTCCGGGAATATGTTTTCCAAATGCGCTGCTATGGATGTCACGCTTGTCTTTGTAGAACAGATCATGATTGCCCGGAAACCAAAAGAATTGCTCAAAAGCAGCACCTAGTTTTTCCAAGCATCGGATACTGGTATCCAGCGTGATCAAGTTGAGACTGTTTCGATTATGCGACCAGTCACCTAAAAATATTCCAGTATCGCAACCTTGTTTTTTAGCGTTTTCAATATACCAATCTACAAATTCTTCGCAATCTCTTAAATGGGTGCCACTGTTAGATTTAAGTCCAAAATGAATATCAGTGAAGCAGGCTACCTTTTTAAAAAGGTTCATATTATTGTTCTCCTAACTAACAGTGTATAGATCTGTTTAAGCAAAGTCAAACATCAGTTTCTTCAGATTCGTCCTCGATAGGATCTTCTTCGCTCTTGGGCATCCTAAAGTTTTTATACAATTCTGCTTGCCGCGCATTTTCTTCTGCGTATTCTTGTTGATTCTGTCTAGTTAAACTAGGAGTTAGTCCGTGTGACTCTAACATGTCGTCTCTAATATTTTGATTTTTCTTTTCGATATTGAGCACACGAGTAAAGCTGTTGGTCACTGCGGCTGTATAGTAAGCAAATGGATTTTCAGATTTTGATTCATCAAACTGTAATCCAATTTGACTTAGCTGTAGTACCGCTTGCCCGCGCATTTCTTCAACGTAGGTATAACCGCGCCAATTGCTACGTTGTGCATAACGTTCGCTTAGTTTGATAAACATTTTACCGAGATTTTCAGTAATACGTCCGTGGTCCTTGCTAAATTTACCAGTGTCAATTGGACCTTTCCAGTGACTCTTGCCTACGCAAATTAATTCGTTATTGTCGTCAAATTTCCAATGTTGAAAAGGAGGAAAATTAACTTTGTCGTGGCTATCGGCAGTTGTTTTGGTTGTCTTCTTACGACCTGGTGCAAGTGGAATATGATCAAACGTCATGATCCTAAATACTACATCCGTCTTAGCAATAGTGGTATAGTCCGGAGTACATTCGATAAGTCTAGTTTTCTTGTCTCCTGCTAATCTAGCAGCAGCAAATGCCGCAATTCCGATCCTTTTTGCCTGTGCCCTTTTTGCGTCTGCAATTGTTCTAATATTAATTTTGTCTAAATTAGTCAATATTATATCGTGCTGACTATATTCAGGTTTGTTAAAACTTGAAAACGAACATTTACTCTTGTGTATTTCTGCTAGTAAATCTCTATTATTTAGGTATTTTACTTTTCTTCCTGTGGGAATTAAACTTACGGTCATTATTGTTATTGTCCTTTAATGACATTGTAGCAGGGTGGAAATGGCAATGTCAACCATTATAAGAGCGTTTTATTTATTGGTTAAATACACTATAGGAAAATAACATGGCTCTCTCATATACCGAATACCAAATGGCTCAGCAGGACTTGATGACTTTGCAAAGCAGAGAAGCAAGCCAACAGATCTCTATTATACAGGCATATAAGGAACGAGATGCTGCTCTTGCAGCAGGAGATCAAGCTGCGGCTGATAGAGCAATTGCAAAAGCAGCCACCCGAGAAGAAAATTTAGAATTTACTAGGCAAGACATTGCTAAAACTCAAGCTACAATTAATGAATTCAATGGAACTCCTACAGTTAAACCGGCATCAACGGTTGCAACTGAACAGAAGTATGCTAATCCAGCAAACATTGTGAGTAACAGTGGTCCTGTAGAAGACGATAGCGAAGCACCTAAAGTTACAATGGATCCTCTAGGAGAGAGATCAGTTCCAGGAGTACCGCCTGGCGCAGAGAAAGTTAGTCAGCAAAAAGCACAGGTTATTTTTCAAGACGCAAATGGAAATTCAGAGCCGGAAGATATGCGTGTTCGAATCTTAGTACCTCCAAAGTACATAACACCTGAATTATCTGGACCTAATGATGAATTGGCCAAAGCAGGCGGGATTATTTTTCCATATACACCTACTATCAGCTTTGATGCAAAGTCTGATTATGCAGCCTCGCAGCCACTACACTCTAACTTTGCAATAAATTTTTATCAACGTAGTAGTATAGGTTCTATATCTATTTCTGGAAAATTTTCAGTAGCTAGTGCAGACGATGCAGACATATACATTTGTACAATGCACCTTTTAAAATCTCTTACACGGATGCGAAGCGGAGGTTTGGGCGGAGACCCTGACAGTGGAGCACCACCTCCGGTGTGTAGATTATATGGTCATGGTGATATGATGCTTAGTAATGTACCTGTGGCAATTAGTAATTTTCGACTAGAGCTACCTGATAATGTAGATTATTTTACGTTAAAGTCTAAAATTTTTGGAACAACTGCGGTTCCGACCTTATCTACTTTTTCTATAACTTGCATACCAATGTACAGCAGAGCAGAAATGTTACGATTCTCTGTAACAGACTACAATAGCAATTTCAATAAAAAGGGGTATATCTAAATGACAGTTTATAGTAAATCGAGCCCGTATTACAACACTGAAATTGTAAACAATTATCTTGATGTTATTAATTTTAGAGACATTCCAAAAGAACGAGATGATATTTTGTTTGAAGTCACTGCTACTTATGAACATCGTCCAGATTTGTTAGCCTATGATTTATACAAAGATCATAAGTTATGGTGGGTATTTGCAGTAAGAAATAGATCAGTTATTAAAGATCCTGTATATGATTTAATTACCGGTGTTAAAATATACCTACCTAAAGCATCTACACTACAAAGAGTATTGAGTTAATATGAACGAACGGCAAATGGATGCGGTGCTTCGAAAGAATTACCCTTTTACGGATTCTTCTAAAGCAGATAATGATGCTAAATTAAAAATTAAAAGTTTAGGGCAGGCTAATGCCTTGAATTCTTATAGGTCAGTAACTTATAATTTCACATTAGCTGCACTTAAAAAGAACTATTTAGATGATCCTACTGCATACAGAACTAGTGAATTAGATTTAATTATCTTAAAGTCTGGCGGAAAAGGAAATGCTACTCTAACAACCAGTGGTGGTGCAAATACTGACGGGATATATAAACAGGCTCGGTCTGATTTTGCAGCTAGTGATCCTAGAAGATCAGATTTAACGCCCGAACAAAAGAATGTACCATTGCGCGATTATGGCGGAGAATTAATAAACGGATTTAACACTGAGAGTCCTGGTCGATTTGACATGTTTATTGAAAACGTTGAAGTTGATACGTTGATGTCTTTTACTGAGTCGAGCGGCGCAACATTACCTACACAGATTAAGTTTGAAGTTATCGAACCTTACAGTGTTAATGGTTTTATCGAAGCCCTGCATGTCTCGGCAATTGCAGCAGGTTATCCTACTTACTTAGAAGCTAGCTTTGTTTTAAAAATGGAATTTTGGGGATACCCTGATAACGATCTTACTTCTTTTAAGGATCCTGAAAAGATTGAAAAGACAGAAAGATTTTTTCCTATTGGATTAACCGGAATAGAAGTAGATATAAGTGAGAAAGGTACTCGATATCGATGCACTGCGGTTCCGTACAATGAGCGTGCGTTTGGAGAACCAAATGTAATTAAAAAGCCAATTAAAATGTCAGGTTTAACAATTAAAGAAATTTTAACTGACTTAATTAAAAATGTTAACGAACAAGTTAAGACATCTAACAAGGAAGGAAAAGTAGTTTCTCTTGGGAACAAGCATAATACATATGCTATTAAATTTCCTTCTCGAGATGACACAGTTGGCTGGAAAGACACTCCTGAAAATAATATTGCTAGTTCGAAATTAGTAGAAATTCTAAAAGATAATGTGCTATATAAGATGGCCGATCCTGCTACTACTGAAAAAGCCACTGCTTATAAGAAAGACGGCAAAGCTCAGCCTAGCGCGAATCAACAAGCTAAAGAACCAGAAGCAATCAAATATACTCCGGGAAAGACTGTTGTTCAATTTTCAGAAAATATGAATATTCACGATGCAATTACATCAGTAATTCGAGACAGTGAATATTGTAGAAACATTTTAAAAGATGTAAAAAAGAACATTGACGAATTTGGAATGATAGACTATTTCATGGTGAGGATTGAAACTAAAAATCTAAATGAAATGGACGAAACTACTAAGAAGCCTTTTCAGAATTTTACGTTTATTGTAAGTCCTTATAAATTGCACTACACAAGAATTCCTACCTATGGTCAAGAACAAATAGATGATACGCGATTGACAAAACTTTGCAATCGAGAATACAACTACATGTATACTGGTAATAATATCGATATAACAAGTTTTAAATTAAATTTTAATCATCTATATTTTGAAGCTGTTCCATCTTCGTTTGGAAATCAAGATACTCCGTCGGCAAAGACCGGTGCCGGACCAAACAACGGAGCAGCACCTAAGCAATCTGCAACTCCTACAGAAGTAGTTGAAAAACAGCAAGTTCCTACTTCTCCCACAAAAGTAGAACCAACACCGGTGCAATCTAATATTTCTAATGCCGGCCAACCACCTAACGATGCCTACAGTGTATTAGCAAGAAAGATGCACGATGCAATTGTTGATTCTAAAGCTAGCATGATTACCGGAGACATGGAGATTTTAGGAGACCCGTTTTATATAGCAACAGGGGGCGTGGGAAATTTTAACCCTAAACCAGACGGAAGAGGAAAAACAATAACAGGTGAAGTTGATCACCTAACTGGTGAAGTATTAATAAGAATAAATTTTAGAAATCCTATAGATATAAATTCAGCTACCGGCATGATGGACTTTAGTCCTAAACTTGTACCGTTCAGTGGAGTGTATAGGATTATTAAAGCAACTAGTACATTTAAGAACGGTGAATTTAAACAACGATTAGAAATTTTAAGATTGCCTGGACAAATTTTAGATCTAAATGCTCAGGAAAGTGATCCTGCTGATAGAGTCATAACGGTACCTAACTCACTTAATCGTGTTTCCCCAGATACAACTAGAGCATTTAATCCTAGTCAAAGATTGGACTCTTCAACTGCATTGGAACAACTCAATCGAGGTCTTCCTAGTCCAGGATTACCAGGAGCACTAAGTAATTTTACAGCAGCTACAGGCGGTCTAGGCGGACAAGCTGGTGCATTGCTTATGCAGAATCCTGGGCGAGTTTTAAAAACAGGAGCATTAGCAGCGGGCTCATCTGTTATTGGACAAGCCCTTCCTACTGATATATCTTCTAACATTAGGTTAAATTCTTCTGGACTTGCTAACATAAATCAAACAGGGTTAGGTTCAGCTGCTCTAATTGCTGTTGCGACAAACGTATTGACAGGAAACATTCCTGCCAAACGAGCAGTTACTACCGTTGCAGGGACGATTGCAGGAGCTGCTTTAGTAAATGCACTTAAAAAACCTAATGTTGGATCGGGCATAGGTGAAGGTGCAACTAATGTTCTGTCTAAAGCAGTAACTGATTCTCCTACTGCACAGGATATTAAATTTGGTACCACTATTAATCCATCTAAAATTGCATCAGACACGGTTAATAGTGTAGTTGGCGCAACTAAAGAATTAGGTACCGCTGCAATAGGTGCAGTTAATAGCTTAGGAAAAGAAGTATCAGGTTTTGTTAAAGGTGTCGGAGAAAAAATATCTTCGTTCAACAGCAGCCCTGCTGATCCCAAAGCTATCGGAGCTCAGGTTGGCTTAGACGTTTCTAAGCTATCCGGGTTGTCTCCTGATTTTCAAAGTAAAGCATTAAATCAGATTGCAAGTTTTAGCAAAAATTTACCTCCGGATGTTAATCTTAACCAAGCTGCTAGTGCTGGGGTAGTTTTGGATTACCTATCACCAAGCAAAATTAAAAATATTCCTCCGACTGCACCGTACTCTACTGCGCCTGCTGCACCAGTTGATGTAGCATACCTGACTCAAGTTGCTGCAAAAGGAGGAGCAACTGCGGTTGCAAATCTCTATGGAGTTACTAGTATTAAAGATCTGTCTGGAAATTTAGTACCAAGTGATGTGCTCTCTTCAACATTGAAAAGTCTTCCGCCCGGTCAAGTTAATCCTTTTGCAAATTTATCAGGACAATTTAATGCAATTGATGCAAACGTATTAAAAGACAAATTTGGTACAGCTGGTTCTCAGCTTTCTCAATTAACAGGTAAAGTTCCTGTATTAGATAAGAATATTGCAGGAGCAGTATCTTCTAAGTATGGAAGTTCCGCTGGTCCGAGTCCGTTGGATAAATTAGTTAACAATTTGGGGGATCCGAACGCTCCTCCCTATACTGGCAACGACCCTATAGTTAGGGCAAGACTAGGTTTGCCGCCAGCCACTGTTTAGGATTATATCATATGGCATTTGAAACAAGAAAACGATCAGTACTCCCATCTCCTGGACCATTTCTTGCGGAAGTAACTAACCATCTAGACCCAACTTACATGGGCAGTTTAGAAGTTGCATTAATGAAAGGTATTGCTAATTCTACAAAAACTCAAGGCGAGACTTATGTAGTTCGATACCTAAGTCCGTTTGCAGGAAATACTTCAATTCGTCACGAAGGTACGAACAGTAGTTCTTTCAACGATGTACAAAAGAGTTACGGATTTTGGGCAATTCCTCCCGATGTCGGTACAACAGTTATGGTCATTTTTATTGATGGTGATCCTAATCAGGGATACTGGATGGGATGCGTTAGCGATTCGTTTCAAAATCATATGATACCTGGTATCGCGGCTAGTAAGCAAGTAGCAGTAACGGAAGAACAGAGAAGAAAATACGGCACTGATTATCTGCCAGTTGCGGAGTTTCATAAGGGGTCTAAAAAATTAGACTCTCCCAACGTCGATCGATATGCAAAACCAGTACATCCATTTGCTGACAGACTAGTTCAACAAGGTCTGCTCCTCGACACAGTTCGAGGAGTCACGTCGAGCGGTGCAAGACGAGAAGTCCCTAGTCAAGTGTTTGGTATCAGTACCCCTGGACCTCTTGATGACAGTCCTGGCGCAAAGCGAGGAAAATTGGGATACGAGGAGAATGCTCGAGCACCTGTGAGCCGATTAGGCGGTAGCACATTTGTAATGGACGACGGTGATGTAAATGGCCAGAACGAATTAGTAAGACTTCGTACTAGGACAGGTCATCAGATCCTAATGCACAACAGTCAAGATCTTATCTATATTGCTAATAGTAAAGGCACAGCTTGGATTGAGATGACAAGCAACGGCAAGATTGATATCTATGCAGCAGATAGTGTTAGTATCCACAGCGAACAAGATTTTAACTTCCGTGCAGACCGTGATATTAACTTTGAAGCAGGAAGAAACATTCATGTTCGAGCAGGAAAGAACATGGAAACAAATATTACAGGGTACAATTATCTTACTGTTGATCAAGATCAGAAAATTTTTGTACGTGGCACACATGACGAAACTATAGGAGGAGTAACAAAAGTAAGTGTTGCTAATACCTATCATTTAAATGTGTCAAATGATATTAAACAGTCAGCAGGTGCAACTATAAACTTTGCATCTGAAGGAAATATTAATTTAGGAACTGCCTCACAAATAAACTTAGGTGCAAATGGAAATGTATTAGTATCTGGTGCAGCAATACATCTAAACGGGCCTGCCGCGCTTGCACCTTCAGCTGCTGAAAATGCAGAACAACCACCTGATTTACCTTTGTTCAGCTTACCTGATAAGCAAGTGTCCTACGGTTGGAGTGACGGTAAATTTTATAATACCGGTACTATTAAGACAATCATGCAACGTGTGCCAACACATGAACCTTGGCCACAACATGAGAATGTTAATCCTACAAAATTTAGCGCACAGGCTACTGATGTGACTCTTGCAAATGCTCCAGGCTCTGCTCGCACCGCTGCAGGAGTTCCGCCAAACGAAGCTGCCGGAACACAGGAACCTGCAAATCAAGAAGAAGTAGTTGCAGGTACATGTAGTCCAGAGTATGCTAAAGATGTTAATGCAAGCTCGGCAGCTCCGGGCATTGCTGCATTAAAAGCAGCTTGTGCCAAATACGGATTAACAAGTCCCTATGCCGTTGCTGCCTTGTTAGGTATTGCTGGTGGCGAATGCCGCTGGAAGTTAGTAGAAGAAGGATTTAAATATTCAGCAGACAGATTGTTGCAAGTTTTCCCTAGCGTATTCAAAGGGGATAAAGAACTTGCCAACAAGTATGCAGGCAACCCTAATAACAGCTTGCCAGAATTGCTGTACGGTTATAATACTCCTAAAGGAAAAGGTCTAGGAAATACACAACCCGGAGACGGTAGTAAGTATATTGGCCGAGGCTATATTCAATTAACTGGTCGGGGTAACTATGCCAAGTATGGGCAAATGGTTGGCAAAGACCTGTTAGGTAATCCAGATTTATTGTCAGACCCTGCTACTGCGGCAGAAGTTAGTGTTAAGTATCTTCTTGATAGATGTAAGGTTGCACAGACTGACGCGGCCTACTTTGAAGCGGCTTGCAAGTCTATCGGATTTAACACACCTGATATTAAAGCTAAGAAAAAAGGATATTATGAATGTTTCTTAGGCCAGCTACAGGGTAAAACTGTAAGTACTGGATCGGGCGGAATTTTATCAGACAGCAGCGGTAACCCTGTAAAAACTGGTTCTTAAGCGTGTAATAAATACATCATGCCATATAAGAATCTAGAAATCAATGTTTCAAATTATAATAGTCAGCACACTAATGTACTGACTCATTATTACAGAGGATTTAGCACTGTTAATCCAGATAACACTAGTGCCAAGTTATACGATTTTGATATAATCAAACAGAACATCCTTAATCATTTTAACACCCGCAAAGGGCAGCGAGTAATGAATCCTAACTTTGGGACTATTATCTGGGATGTCCTAATGGAACCATTGACGCCACAAATTAAATTAGCATTAACTAAAGATATTGAAGAAATTTGTAATTTTGATCCCAGAGTATATCCTACACAGATAAACATCAATGAATACGAAAGAGGATTCCTAATTGATGTAGCATTGTCTTTAAAAGACACGGATCAATCTTCAACACTTCGTTTAGCATTCGATCAAAAAGTTGGATTAGTGCTGCAATAATATACGCAGTTAATTTTTTCAATAAATATGGTATAAACATAAAATTATGATACCTTCAACCAATACCCAATTACTAGTCGGCGAAGACTGGAAAAAGATTTATCAATCTTTTCGAAATGCTGACTTCAAAAGTTACGACTTTGAAACATTAAAAAGAACAATGATTGCGTACCTTCAGGAAAACTATCCTGAAGACTTTAACGATTTTATTGATAGCAGTGAATATATTGCTCTTATTGATATCATTGCGTATCTGGGACAAAATTTAAGTTTTCGTGTCGATCTTAATGCTCGTGAGAATTTTTTAGAAACTGCACAACGTCGTGATAGCATCCTTCGATTGGCACAATTAATTAGTTACCGACCAAGACGCAACACGCCAGCAAACGGGCTTTTAAAAGTTACTGCAATATCAACCACAGACAGTGTAATTGATTCTAATGGTGTTAATCTAGCAAATACTACCATTGCATGGAATGATTCTACGAATCCAAATTGGTATCAACAATTTATTAATATTATGAATTCTGCTATGAGTTCAGCATTTGGAATACCTGCTGCTAGGACTACAATTAGCGGAGTATTAACTGAGCAATACAATTTCAATAGTGTAACAGCAGATGTTCCATTGTTTAATTACAATAAAAGTATTGACGGTATTAACATGGGCTTTGAAGTAGCACCTTGTACCTTTGAAGGTAAAGATGTTATATACGAAGCGCCACCGAAGCCTGCTAGAAATTTTAGTATCGTTTATAAAAATGATAATCAAGGATCTGGAAGTGCTGAAACAGGATTCTTCACTCTGTTCAAGCAAGGCGCTATTAGCATGGTGCAATTCTCGTTAGATAATCCAGTACCTAACGAAATTGTTGGTATTAACACTCCGGAGATTAATGACACCGATGTGTGGCTATGGCAGTTGGATAAGAACGGTAACTTTTCGACCTTATGGACAGATGTTCCTTCTGTAACTGGAAATAATAACGTTATCTACAATAGTCTGAATAAAAATTTAAGAACGATATATGCAGTTACTCCTAGAGAAGACGACCAGATTGATTTAAATTTTGCTGATGGAGTATTTGGAGATTTGCCAAAAGGTAACTTCAGATTATTTTATAGACAAAGCAATGGAAAGAATTATGTAATTAAGCCTGAACAAATGAGTGGTATTGTAATTCAGATTCCATATACTAATTCTTCTAATCAAGAACACACGCTACAATTAACGTTAAGCCTACAATATACAGTTAGCAACAGTTCTGGTCCTGAAACTAACGCTAGTATTCAGCAAAAAGCACCACAAACATACTATACACAAAATAGGATGATTACAGGTGAAGATTACAATATTGCACCGTTAAATGCTGGTGCAGACATTCTTAAAATTAAAAGCATTAACAGATCTAGTAGTGGTCTAAGTAAGTATTTTGATATTTCAGATGTTACTGGTAGTTATAGTAAAACTAACATTTTTGCAAACGACGGAATATTGTATCAGGAAGATGTTGAAGAATACTTCGAGTTTGAATTTACTAGCAGGAATCAAGTACTTGCGGTTATTAAAAATAAACTTGCACCGGTAGTTCTATCAAATTCAGTAAAGTCGTTTTATATTGACAAATATAGCAAACCTGATCTTACATCGATGTCTCTAACATGGAACGAAGTCAATAAGACTCCCGGTCAGAGCAGGGGATATTTTTCTAGTACTTCGGGTGTTATGCCAGTTGGACCGTATTCGGAGCACAATTTACGATATGTAGCCCCCGGTGCCCTTGTTAAATTTAATCCTACTTCTGGAAAATATTTTGACAAAAATAACAACTTAGTACCAATACAATCTTCTGGTGTTATACCAGACGGTGGAAAGGATTACCTATGGGCCATGGTATATCAGGTTATTGGAGATGGAGGAAATGGTGGTAGTGGTGCCCTTGATGATGGGACAGGACCGATTATCTTTGCTGCTACAGTACCTCAAGGTGCGGTTGCAGTTGAAGTAGTTCCTGCATATGTACATTCATTGCCGTACTCGATTGAGAACGAGATTGCTAATCTCTGTATGAGTCAAAGAAATTTTGGTCTAACTGTATCTGCAGATTTTAGAAATTGGGATTTAATTTTAAATTCTAATTTAGATTTAACTAGCGCCTTTAGCCTCGATAACCAAGGTAACGTAGAAGATGCAGGACTTGATGCTAGTTGGGTAATTGCGTTTATTTGGACAGGAAAGAACTATAAAGTTAGATACAGGAACTTGAATTTTATTTTTGAAAGTGAATCAGAAACAGGATTCTTTATCGATTCATCAGCAGTTAATTACGATTTTACCACGAACTCAGTTATAAAAGATAAAATTGACATTTTGGCAGTTAATGCAGAGCCAGAATCTAATAGGCAGTGGTTTGTTGGAGCAGGAGCGCCTGGTGCTATTACTACTGCTACTAACGGAGATTACTATCTTAACACTACTTCTAAGGTAGTATTTAGAAGAGTATCAAACACTTGGTTACAAGGCAATAACTTCACAGGGAAGTTAGTAGCTGACCATTCTTGGCAAATTGACGGTCCCGTAATTGAATCAGACGGGTATGTTGAACCTAAAAAAATAAAAGTTAGTTTCTACGATTACAATAATACAGGACAAATACAAGACCCTGATTCATTCGCAACTGTTGTATATCCTAATTATATAGATCCTACTACAGGGTTTAGGAAGAATTTTGTTTATTTCAAAAGATCGGCAGACGGATTACGATATACTCTTACTACGGGTATAACACCATTGGCAACAGAAGCTGATTTTTTTGCTACTAAGTTTAGCACAGTTAGCGACGGCGACTTATTTTATTTTTACGATAAGTCCGTTAATGTTGTAAAATTTTGGGACAGTGCAAACAATCGTCTAACATATACTGACGAATACTTTGCTAGAGTAGGAAGATCTGGTTTGAAATTTCAATATACTCATAACAGTGGAAGCAATAGAAGGATTGATCCTAGTAAATCTAACTTTATTGATATCTATGTATTAACTACTGGGTATGATAATGATATTAGAAGCTGGTTATCGGGAAGTGCTACTACAGAACCGCTTGCTCCTACTAGTTTTAATTTAGAGCAAAACTATTTTAGTTACTTAGAACCTATTAAAGCAATTAGTGATGAAATTATTTTCCACCCTATAAAATATAAAATACTGTTTGGTAGCAAAGCACATACAAGTCTTCAGGCAAAATTTAAAGCAGTTAAAAACTCAAATAAGATTACAAGTGACAATGATTTAAAGACAAGAATATTAATTGCAATCAATGAATTTTTTGCTTTACAAAATTGGGATTTTGGGCAATCTTTCTATTTTAGTGAGTTGTCAACTTATGTTATGAATCAACTAAGTCCCGACATAACTAACTTTGTTATTACTCCTAAAAGCACTGGCAGTTTTGGCAGCTTATATGAAATAGCATGTCAGCCGAACGAAATTTTTATTAGCGGCACTGAAATTGCAGACATAGAAATAATTGATGCTATTACTGCATCACAGTTAAAAACAGCATCGTCAATCGTAACAACAACTAGCGGAACCTAACATGGCGGATATTAAAAAATCAGTTAATCTATTACCCGAGTATCTAAGAACTAGTAAGAATTCTAAATTTTTATCTAGTACAATTGATCAGCTTATTCAAACTCCGAGAGTTGAAAGAGTTGATGGGTATGTTGGATCTAAACTAACGCCTAACTATAATCCTTCTACAGATTTTTATATTAAACAAGCGTCACTATTAAGACAAAATTATAGTTTAGAACCTGCCGCCATATTCAATGATCAAGCAGGCAACGTGACTGATGTAGTGTCGTATGACGATTTAATTAACGAGCTGTCAATTCAAGGAGCAAAGACTGACAATTTAGATACTTTACTTAGATCAAAGTTCTATGCCTACGACCCATTAATTGACTGGGACAAAATAGTTAATTACACGGACTACTATTGGGTTCCGTTAGGACCCGATGCTATTATTTTATTTGATGAAAATTTAGATGTCACCGATATTATAGGTAACCAGACTTACACAATGAGTAATGGTTATCCATTGTCTAATGGAATGAAGATTGCATTTTTTGATAATACAATTCAAGCCGAATATAGGAGAAAAGAATTTATAGTAGAAGGAGTCGGTTCATCGATTAAATTACTTGATTTTTCATTGTTGAGTTCAAATGACAGAATATCTCGAGTGTTTGATGAAGAGTTCGATTCGACTATTTTTGATAGTTACCCATTTGATAGTGATAGAAAGTTTCCTATCACTCCAGATTACATCACTATTAATAGGTCAAGTAATGATTTAAACCCATGGTCGAAGTATAATAGATGGTTTCATAGAGATGTAATTCAAGCCACTGCAGAAATTAATAAAGTTCCAGTGATTTATCCGTTAGCGGCTAGAGCTCGACGACCTATTATTGAATTTAAGCCTAACATTCAGTTATTCAATTTTGGAAAAGTAGGCATCAGAGATGTCGATGTTATTGATGTGACTACTAAAGATGCCTTTAATGAAGTTGATGGCACGTATGGGTATTATGTTGATGGGGTGTTATTGCAAAAAGGACATCGTGTAATTTTTAATGCAGATTCTAATAACGATGTTAGAGGTCGCATATACGAAGTTAATTTTGATGTTACCGGCCCTGTTCCTGTACTAAGATTAGTCGTTCCTTCCGACAATCTTCCGTCTGAGCTAGATTCAGTGGGAGTAAATTTTGGTACAGATTATTACGGAACAAATTGGTTCTTTGACTCGTCGATAAATCAATGGAAATATGCACAACAACACAATGCAGTGAATCAGCCTCCGCTGTTTGATCTGTTCACGAATGACGGAATTAGTATTTCTAAGATCACAGATGCTAGTAATTTTACAGGAAATCAAATTTTTGGTTATGAGGTAGGCACCGGAGTAGTTGATGAAGTTTTAGGATTTCCATTAAAATATAAAAACAATATTAAAGTAGGAACAGGAAGTTTTCCTTTTAGAACATATTTTTTAACTGATGTTATTTCGATTATTTCTAATAATCAAAGTAGCAGTCTGTCTGCTTCTACTACCTTTTTAAAATTAAATGATTCGTTAGTTAATATTTGGGTAGAGGCAGAAGATTATCAAATTCCTATAATTGAAGTTCAGACTATATCAGAATCTACGTCTTCTCTAGTACTGACTTGTTTAGATAAACCTATTAACACTAATATTTCAGTTACTGCATCTGTTAATGATGTAATAGTTCCTGTGACAATCACTGCAACTCCATCTAGCGTTACAGTGAATACAGAAGATATTCTGCCAGCAGGCTCTACAATACAGTTAAAAATTGAAACAGATCAGTTGCCTAACAGCAACGGGTTTTATGAAAGTCCAGTGGGCCTTACAAAGAATCCACTAAATGAAATTATATCATCTATAACTCTTAGTGAGTTAGGTGATCATTTGTCTTCAATGACAGGAAAATTAACTGGATTTACAGGAAAGAATTTAAGGGATTTATCTAACTATACCAAATATGGATCTAGGCTAGTAGCTAACGCTAATCCTATTGTATTTTCACAGATATTTTTAGGAAAGAAAGAACATAATGTAATTGATGCAATTAGACAAGCAGGTACGTTCTATGATCAATTTAAGATGAACTTTCTAAGATTACTTACTACAGTGGATGATCAATTGTCCGCTGCGGATGCATTAGATGAAGTTTTAAAAACTATTAACAAAGCCAGAGATGTTAAGTCGCCGTATCAGAGATCTGATATGTTAGGTTACGGTGATGATAAAATAGTAAGAACATTTACGGTTACGAGTAGAGGCAATGTAGAGTATCCTACTGGAATTGAATTTGATTTAACTAGATTGAGTTTTAACTCTGTGTTAGTTTATCTAAACAGTGTGCAATTAATTGCCAATCGAGATTATACATTTGACTACATTAACGGTTCAGTTACACTACTGACTGCATTAAACATAGATGATGTTATTTCTATTAATTATTATCCTAACACCCTAGGAACATATATACCTCCTACTCCTAGTAAATTAGGATTGTATCCAGCATATGTACCTGAGTTATTTACAGATACTTCTTATGTAACACCTTCGTTGTCTATTAGAGGACACGACGGAAGTATTATAAAGGCATACGGTGACTACCGAGATGCGATAATTCTTGAATATGAAACTAGAGTCTATAACAATATTAAAACACAGTATCGAAAAGAAGTATTCGACATCATCGGAATTCAACCTTCGGCATTTAGAATGTCAAAGTATGATATTGATGACTTGAATAATATTCTAGTTAATGACTTTTCTAGGTGGTCTGGTATTAACAATATTGATGCATCTGCCAATACAGTTTTTGATGAAGGAAATCCTTTTACTTGGAACTATAAAGGTAGCGTCGATAATGTATTAGATTCCGTTGTATCTGGGTACTGGAGAAGTTTGTTTAAGTATTTCTATGACACTGATTGTCCCAACACCAGACCTTGGGAAATGTTAGGGTATTCTATCAGACCTGAATGGTGGATCGATACTTACGGAACCGCTCCTTATGCATCTACTAATACATTATTATGGAATGATTTAAAGAATGGATATTCGAGAGGAGAAAATGCAGTATTCTCTAAATATGTGCGTCCTGACTTATTATCAATTATTCCTGTAGATTCGACTGGTAATCTAAAGAGTCCAAACTTGTTCTTAGTGTCCCCTAACGGATACCAAGATAAAATTGCAAAATGGACATTTGGCGATCAGTCACCTGCAGAAACCGCATGGCGCAGAAGTAGTAACTGGCCTTTTGCAATTAACGCAGCCGCTGCTTTATTAGATCCTTGCGGGTACTGTTCTGCATTATATGATGTTAGTAGAACTTCTGTAAATGCACTAAATCAAATTACATATCAAACAGATGGTCTCTATTTAAATCCTAAAAATCTATTGATAGAAGGCGAGGATAATACTCAAGTTGCAGGATTCGGAACGTATCTTGTTGAAAAGGGAAAACAAAAAGATCAAAATTATGTCAATACACTACGGCAAGATTTAACAAATCTTAAAGTAAGTCTGTTTCATAAATTAGGCGGATTTGCTAGCAAGGAAAAATTGCAAATTATTATTGATTCAATTGATCCTACATCGACTAGTCCAGGGGTTGTCTTACCACCAGAAGACTATTCATTGATTTTAAACGTAAGTAACCCTATTAAGGTTGCAAGAGTTTCTGGAATTATAGTACAAAAATCAGAAGGAAAGTTTATAATCAAAGGTTACGATGTTGCTAATCCTTATTTTGAAATACTACGTCCTTTAAAAACTGCAATTTCAGGAGTAGTTAAAGTAGGAGGTGTGTCAGAGCAATTCAGCGACTGGTCTAATGTCGTTAATAACGGCAACAAAGGTCTAAGTTCAGTAGATACAACTTCTGCCAATTCAACAACTAGTCGGTATTATAAGCAAGGTCAGTTAGTAAGATATAACAGCCGATTTTATAGAGTTAAAGTAGGACACGAAGCACAATCAACATTTGATTCTTCGTTGTATCAGGCTCTTCCTGAATTGCCAATAGTTGGCGGTGCAGTTGCACAACTACCTGCAAGATATGAAACTGAAGTTACTAAAGTTCCCTATGGCACTGAAATGACATCAGTTCAAGAAGTGTATGATCTGATTGTTGGATACGGTGCATTTCTTGAAAAAGAAGGATTTGTGTTTGATGAATTTAGTACTGAGCTAAATGAAATATTAAATTGGAAATTCACAGGTAAAGAATTTTTGTACTGGACAACTCAGAACTGGGCTGATAATAGTCTAATTACATTGAGCCCTTTTGCGAATTATTTAAAATATAGTTTCCCTAATTCTGTTACTGACAACATTACTTCTAGCAAATACGAATACAGTCTGTTGAAGGCTGATGGAAAACCTTATCCTATTGAACGAGTGACAACAGATAGAGAGGATACTGTATGTACAATTAGAACAAATGATCCTAATGAAGGATTATTTTTCGCAACATTAAATTCTGTGCAAAAAGAACATGGCATGGTGTTTAATAATTTTACAATTTTTAACGACACAATTTATGACACCCCGACTGGGTATAAACAACGAAGAATTAAACTTTCTGGATTTAGAACTAAAGACTGGAACGGTGATTTGTTTAGTCCAGGGTTTGTTTTTGACAACGTCAAAATCACTGACTGGAAGTCGTACGAAAATTATTTGCCAGGTGCAGTAGTAAGATACAATGGAAAATATTATGAATCATTAGTAAGGATTACTGCCGATTCAACATTTGATTTTACTAAGTGGAGCCAGTTGGCCGATAAACCTGAATCACAACTTCTTCCAAACTTCGATTACAAAATAAATCAATTTGAAGATTTTTACAGTTTAGACATTGATAATTTTGATTACGGACAGCAACAACTAGCCCAACGCTTGACAGGATATACTCCTAGAACATATCTAAATAATATTTTTACAAACCCTATTAGTCAGTATAAATTTTATCAAGGACTGATCAAAGATAAGGGTACTAAGAATGCAGTTGATAAATTATCAAAGGCTAGTGAATTTACTAACAAAGGTGATATTACTTTTAAAGAAGAGTGGGCATTTAGAATAGGTCACTATGGAAGTTATGAAACATTTAAAGAAATTGAATTTCCTTTAACAGAAGGTTCTTCTTTAGAAAATCCTTATATAGTTAAGTTTGACAACACTAGTCCTTTCGATGCTAATCCTTTAATTAACTATGTGACTCCTGCAGATCTGTTAATAACATCAACGGACTATAATCCAGCATCTACATTTTCGTCGTATCCTAGCACTTGGTTAGATAATAACATAAAATTATCCACGGCTGGATATGTACGCCCTGATGATATAACTTCTACGGCATACAATAAAAATAGCTTATTAGACATTGCTAATAATTCCATTATAAAAAATGGAGATACCATTTGGCTCGGGTTCCAAGAAAATGGCGATTGGACAGTTTATAGGTATATTAATCAGTTAGCAAAGATTACTGGAGTATTTGTTAGTGCGCCTGGTAGTGAAATTACATTTGTATCAGACAGTCATCACGGTCTACAAATTGGAGATATTATTTCTATAGTCCGATTTAATGAACAAGTCGATGGTGTATATGTTGTTAATAATGTAACTGAATTAAATCAATTTACAGTTTCTTCGGAACTTGCAAGTATAGAAAATGCCGAACTATTAAATTACGGATCTTTATACAAGTTTGAAAATGCCAGGTACAGTAATTTAACAGAACTGTCTCAGGTCACTGATTTATTAAAATTAAATGCAGGCGACAAAGTTTGGATTGACGAAGGCCTTGCAGGCAAGTGGCAAGTATATGAGAAAGTTAAAAATTATCTCACAACGGCCATTGAGCCTGCTAACTTTCCAATGGGTCAAAAATTTGGATACACTATTTTTGCAACCGATGATAGCCTTGTAATGTTAGTGTCTTCTCCTAGTTGGAGAATCGACGGAGCATTTAGCCAAGGTCGAGTTAAAGTTTTAAATAAAGTTAATAATAAGTGGGTTAATCGATACGACTACATGTTAAACAATAGTCGAGATGTCTATTGTAGCCCAACTAGCTCAACTCAGTTCGGATATTCTCTAAACTATGATTTAAATAAAAAATTATATTTTACAGGTGCTCCTGAAGCAACATACGTTCGTGCTCCTTTGACTACTGGAACAGTTATTTTAAGTACTGGTTCCGGAGTGGCAAAAACATTCATTAACGAAGGCTTGGTTAAAATTAACAGCAGGTCTGAGGACTTTGGTATTATTAACGTTGATCTAGTATTAGTTAATCCTAATGCCGGAACCGAATTGACTGCAAATAATTCTAGATTTGGTCACTCGATATATATTGATCAGGTTGAAAAAACTTCTGCTACTACTGTCCTGGTGAGCGCCCCCGGTACCTCTACTTTTGCAGGAGTGGGATCAGTATATGCATATAGATTGACACCGGACACCGTGGATAGTATTACAACTGCAACACTTAGCGTACATCCTTCCGGATTAAGTGTTGAATCTACTTCTTCAATTGTGTTATCTAATGGATCACAATGGGGTTATAAAATTGCAGGATCTAATGACGGGTTGTTAATTGCAATTAGCGCACCTGGATATTCTACAGCTACTGGTGTAGTTCAATTATTTGATAGTAATTTGCAGCATGTGCAAACGATCCTCTCACCGTTCGGTGAAAAAGGAAAATTTGGGTACGATATTACTGTATCATCTTCAAAACAATATTTGATTATCTCTGCACCTGAAGTTAAAAGTTCAAATGTGCCATTTGGAAAAGTTGTAATATATACATTAACTGATGACGGTACATATGAGTTGTACCAAATGATTAATAATCCCTTACCCGGAGTAGATTTAAAATTTGGATATTCTATCTCGATTAGCGATGATGAATCAACTATTGCAATCGGGTCGTTAGGTAAGAGCCGTTCAAAAGAACAAGTATATGACAGTAACAGCAACATACCTAGTACTGTATTTGACAGCGGCTCGACTACATTCTTTGAATCACTACCTGATGCTGGTACAGTTTATGTCTATAATAAATTAGGAGACTATTTTGTTCAGGCAGATGAACTAAACGATGTTCTGATTGTACCGGGCAGCAGATACGGTAGTGCGGTTATTGCAACAAATGACGAAATTTTTGTAGGATCCCCTACGTCTCAAAATAATGTTGGATCTACAGAAGACCAATCTAATTTATTCATATTTGGTAAAAAAGATAAAGACTCGTTGAGTTGGAAACTGTTAAGAGAGCAAACAGATACTACTGAAATATCTAATATAACTCGAGTCGCATTAATTGACACGTTAAATGAGGAAGTAATTGATTACTTAGATGTAATCGATCCACTGAAGGGTAAGATTGCCGGCATTGCAGAACAAGAATTAAAATTTAAAGCAGCATTTGATCCTGCAGTATATTCTATTGGTTTAGCAGGTGTAATAGTTAATACTACTATTAACTGGATGGACGAACACGTAGGGGAACTATGGTGGGATCTAAGCACAGCCAAGTACATGTGGTATGAGCAAGGTGATGAAATTTATAGAAAAAATAACTGGGGTCGAATGTTCCCTGGTGCAAGTATTGATGTCTATGAATGGGTTAAATCGGATCTATTACCGAATGAATGGGCTGCACAAGCCGATACTACTGAAGGACTAGTGAATAGTATAAGCGGACAGCCAAAGTACCCTGACAATAGTGTTATTTCTGTTAAGCAATTGTTTAACAACGTAACCGGCTCATTTGAAAATGTATATTATTACTGGGTAAAGAATAAAGTTACCTTGCCAGCAGCAAAAAATAGAAGATTGAGCGGATCTCAAGTTACAAGTTACATTGCTGATCCTGTAGCATCGGGGTTAAAGTTCATTGAAGTACTATCTACTAATGCCGTTGCATTTGCTAACGTTCAGCCTTCTTTAATTAGTGACAGAATTAACGCAAACATTGCCATTGACTTAAATTCAGTTGTGCCCAAGCACACTGAGTGGTTGCTGTTAAATGAAGGTGATCATACTAGTGTTCCTAATACTCTGTTAGAGAAAAAACTATTTGATAGTTTAATTGGTCAAGATTCACTTGGTAACGCAGTACCAGCAGACGAGCTCACTTCGAGGAATAGGTACGGCATTGGTATCCGCCCTCAGCAGACCTTATTTAAAGATCGGCTTGGTGCTCTAAGAAATGCACTAACTTTTGTAAATTCTGTCCTAGCATCTAATCAAATTGTTGGCATATATTCTTTTGAAACGCTCAACAAGAGAGAAGAAATTCCTAATTTACAATTGTATGAGTATGATTTAATTGTCGAAGACTTGGACGTACTTCAGGAAATTTCTACAATAAATTATGTCAGAGCCGAAGTAACCTGTCATGCATTGAATGGAAAATTAAGAAATATAGTTATTGATAATCCTGGATTTGGTTATCTTATCGCTCCTAAGCTGACAATACTTTCTTCAAGCCGAACACCTGCTGAAGTAGTTACTGAAATAGATGCACAGGGCAGAGTAATCTCTGCTAGCATTGTATCAGCTGGGGCCGGGTATGATGATGGAATATTATCATCATTAATCCGTCCGCATTCTGCTATTGTTGAAGTTAATAACTTAGCAGGTAATCGTTGGACTAAACACAGTTTTGATTATGATTTGAAAGCATGGACTACTGCACAAACGCAGAAATATAACACGCCACTTTATTGGTCAAAGATTGACTGGGTAAGTAAAGATTACGATTCTTACAGGCTAGTTGCATACACGATATCTGATTTATTTGAATTAGGATCTTTGTCATCTGTTGAGGCAGGTGAGTATGTAAAAGTTAAAAATATCGGTGATGGCAACTACGCAATACTTAAAAAAGTAGAAGACGGCGGAAATTACATTCCGTCTTATGATATTATATATCGTGAGCAAGGTACTATTCAGATATCTGACTTATTATGGAATTATAATTCTGGAAAAGTGGCATATGATGCTGCAACAATTGAAGAAACACTATATGATCAAATTCCTAGTCAAGAATTGCTGTACATATTAACTGCTTTAAAGAATGATATCTTTGTAAATAATTTAAAAGTAAATTGGAATTTATTTTTCTTCAATGCAGTAAAATATGCCCTAACGGAACAGAAATTATTAGACTGGGCATTCAAAACATCGTTCATTAATGTAAAAAATAAAATAGGCACATTAAATCAGCGTTCTGTTTATAACTTAAACAACGAGCAATATTTTGAACAGTACATTAATGAGATTAAACCATATCATACAAAAATAAGAAGTTATACATCTGCCTACGACAAAACTGAGCAAGCCGATGTATATACTACCGATTTTGACTTGCCCTCTTATTACAATACCTTAACTGATACGCTTGATGTGGTTCAGTTAGGAGATTCATTAATATCTACTGCACCGTGGAAATCTTGGAATGAGAATTACAAGTTGTACGTCGGTGCGATCGAAGTTGGATATACTGGATCAGGTTATACTCAGCGTCCAACTGTTACTATTACAACTATACCAGGAGATACAGGAACAGGTGCCGCGGCTGAGGCCTATATTAGAAATGGATCAGTATATAAAGTTCTTGTGACTAATCCAGGAAGTGGATACACTATGCCGCCTACAGTTACTATTACAGGCGGTGGCCAAGTTACTGATGTTGCTAGGGTATCGGTAGTTATGGCTAACAATAATGTTAGAAAAAATATTATAGGAATGAAATTTGACAGGACTTCAGTAGAAGGAGATTTAATTGATTTAACTGTGACTGACGAATTCATTTGCGACGGGACACTAGATAAATTTACATTAACTTGGCTAGCAAGTCCGGATAAAAAAACTATAACACCTTTATTGGACGGTAAGTTAATATATGGAACAGATTATACCATAGAGTATTATCAAACTAAAGTCTCTGATCGGTATGTAGATGTTGATAAGTCTTTTCCAAAAGGTTCGTGGGAAGGTGAAACGATGGTCGACCATCGTTATAGATACTTCGTGAATACTAATAGTACCGATGATGTTGTTGGATCAATTAGACATTATGCTAAATTTGTATTCTTAAAACAAGTCCCTAACGACGGTCAGGTGTTTAAGATTACATATAAAAAGAGTCTAGATTTATACAATGCAATTGATAGAATTAACAGTTTGTATAATCCTACAGATGACATGCCTGGGAAAGAATTACCGTTGCTAATGTCTGGTGCAGAATATCCTGGTACAAGTTTGCAAGGACTAATGTTTAATCAAACACCGCAATGGGATAGTACGGGCACACAGTATGACACAGCACCTTGGGGCGATTACATTAGCAGTTATACTACTAAGAAGTTGAAAAGCGATTTGTACATTGGGACACAAAATTTTACCGTTGATTCAACTGATGGTATTGCTGTAGGACAAACTGTAAAAGTAGTCGGCACATCGACAGTCGCTCACTTTAAACCAGGCACAGTAGTTACTGATGTCCTTTCCGGATCTAACCAAGTTATTATAGGTACATTAAGTACTGAAAAAACAATGATCACACATGCAGTATCTACCAATACAGCTATCGGATCCGTTGTTACTTTAGAAACTTCTAAATTGTTCCATACTGCAATTAATAAGGATGACTTTATACAGATTAATGGCATTGAAAGTTTATTGGGTCGAGGAATTTCTTTATATGTAAATGTAATATCACCTCCGGCGGTATCAACTTCGACTGCAATACCTTCAGTGACTGTAACATTTAGTCCTCCTGATTTCCCAGGAGGAATTCAAGCAACTGGTATTCCAGTATTTGACCAAAATACAGCAACTGCGGTTCTAGTCACTAATCCTGGAATGGGATATCGTAATGCACCAACGGTAACATACACAGGTACTAATATGCTATCTACTGGATTTGCAGTAGCGTATCTAGATCCAGGTTATAATCAATTTGCACAAGTTACAACTTGTACATCTAATACTTTACAATTTAGAACAGCATTTACTTTAAGCAGTACTGCAACAATCTTAGAACCCGGAGCAGGATTTTATCTAGCTAGCCAAATTGTGAATGAAATCGGATCGGCTGATAAACTGATAGATCATGTTACACTAGTCTCGAGTGGAACTACATCTATTTCAGTTAATACATTTGCACCTCGAAATAATGTTGTTCGTGCAGAAGTTACTTTAAATTCGACGCAAATTAATTCAACTAGCACTGACACACTTTGGTACAGTATTTCAAATTCAGTCGATGGATATAATCGAGCAGTCGTAACAATTCAAGATACATTAACTAATACAATCATTAACGGTGATGTTGATGTTAAATTGTATGATAACACTGAACTTGAATTTTATACATACGATACTGATTATAATTTAGATAGTATTGTTGATGGATCCAACTTAGTTGACACTTCTGTAGGATACAAACCAGAAGATATCGTTATAGACGGAAATACATTCTTAAATGCTTTTGATTCTTATGCACCTGAAGAATGTGTGCCCGGCCATGTAAGAGATTCAGTGGGTATAAATGTTTATACTGTTTCTGAACCATCAGCTCCTTTGGTAATTTCTGGAGCATTTGCAGCAATTGATTCTGGAATATCTGCAGCAAAATTAAGTTTTGTGCCAGATACTCCTCTAGGATTCTTAGTATATGCAAATGGAAAATCATTTACACGAGTAGCAAACCAAGCAGCGTTTAGTTCTTCTACACAATATTGTTTCTATGAAGGCAGCATCGTAGTTCCTGCACAACCAGCAAACACTAGAGTAGGATACACCTATGTTACCGCAGGTGCAGATGTATTATTTGATAGCAGTTACGTATCTACTGATACTGAACAGTCGGGTAACACAGGTACTGCAATGGCGTCTAGTTTGCTGTTAATTGACGATGTTAGAAGTGTGTATGTATTAGTTGATGGACAAGAGATTCCTGAATCAGTATCTCCTAACTTAGCTGAATTTGGTTATAAACTAGTCCCAACTGGATCTAACAATAATCGAGCAGGAGTATTTGTCCAAGGACTTACTACAGGCCAACATGACATAGAAGCTTGGTTCTTTACCAGTCCTTATCCTACTTTTAATAGAGTTAATGATCAATTCTTTACAATTGAAACTACTGCAACTTCCAGTGTAACACTTCCACTTGCTCCGTCATTAATTGAACCTGCAAGCGAGCAAGTTATTGTTGAAAAAATAACTTCAACTAGTAGATATAGAATGCTTCCGCCTTGGGCAAGTTATTACAAAGTTCAAAACGGACAGACAACATTTGCAATTGATCCTAAAAATTCTAGACCTGCAACATATAGTCTAGATAATGTTAGGGTCTATATGAACGGTAACGAACTTCGTCCAGGATACGACTTCACAGTTAGTGGAATTAACGAAACAGTAACATTGACCTATCCGTTACTTGCAACGGGCGATGCGATAGCAATTATATCATTAGTTGATTATGATTACATAGTACAAGGCAATACATTAACATTTGCAACACCTGTAGCAAATGCAACTATTAAAGTAACATCATTTACTAATCATGATAACATGATGATTAGAACTGAACGATTTGAAGGTAATTATGGCAGAAGATTTGAATTAACATTCCCTGCAATAAGCGATACATATGTATGGGTAACTGTTAATAGCAAACCTTTAATTGCTGGGTATGATTATAAATTATTTGAAGACTTAAAGACAATTGAACTTTCTGAATTCGTTGATGTTGGCGACAACGACGACATTGTAGTAGTTGTTGTTAATCCTATATCTTACGGAGATACTGTTCTTGGATATCGTGTCTTTAAGGATATGTTTGATAGACACCATTTCCATCGACTATCCCGCGAATTTACTACACGACTAAGCCAACCTGTAGAATTTACAAGTGACAAAATTTTAGTCGAGCAAGGTGACAATCTACTACAACCTAATCCAGGATTAAACATTCCCGGAGTAGTTATTATAGACGGTGAAAGAATTGAATACGGTGCAAGGGACGGCAATCAATTAAGTCAATTAAGAAGAAGTACATTAGGAACTGGTCCAGCACGATTCTCCGACGAGGGTACCAAAGTAATTGATGTAAGTCTTCGTCAAAAAATTGCAACAGTTGATTACAGTTTAATTCAACATATTGCTAGTTCGAATACTACTACTTACATAATAAACACATCATCGAACAATTCTGTTTTTACAATTAATACAACATCGAACGTGGGTGATGGTATTACTTTATCAACGGGTGTTAATGCAGTTGATCAAGTAGACGTATATTTTGGAGGCCGCCGACTACGGAAGACTCCTCTAGCAGTTCATGATAAAAACTTAGCATATTATGATTCTGCTGATACAGTGGTAATACACCCACCAGAGTTTAGTATAACTACATCTACACAAGAGATTATATTAAATATTGCTGACGAGATTTCTACAGGTACTAGAATAACCATTGTGAAAAAAGTTGGCAAATTATGGACCGGAACAGAAGCCACATCATTGCTGTCAAGTACCGCAACACAAGCGGGATTCTTAAGGGCACGACCTGCAGAGTTACCGGACATTTATTACTACGGCGGAGACAAAGTATTAGTAGAAAACAGCAATGCACTAACAGACGAAACTGGAGAACCTCTAGAAGGATATTAAAATGCCAAATATTACAATACTACCCACTATTACTACAGCATCAAATGAAACAACATTTGTTATTGTTGATAATAGACTCACTAGGAGAATGAGTTATTCAAACTTAAAGATACAAATATCTAGAGATCTTAAAGCTGAAGGATTTCAGGGCCCAACTGGATCAACTGGTACTAGCGGCACCAATGGTATTAATGGAATCGGTGTTCCGAGTGGCGGAAATACTGGACAAGTTCTTGCTAAGGCAAGTCAGGCTAATTTCACTACTACCTGGATAACATTAGCAGCGGTATCAACTACCGGAAACTATTCTTCTCTTATTGGGATACCAGCAGCATACACTGCCACTAGCATTGATTCTTTCATCGATGTGGATACATCAACAGTTCCGCCGACTAACGGTCAAGCTCTATTATGGAGTTCTGGGAATAATAAATGGCAACCGGCATCGGTTGGAGCCGGCATAGGGTTATCCACTAGGACAACGGCAGTTGGTAGTTCTGTATTAAGCCTATCTCCTGGCCAAACTTCAAATGGTCAAATAGTAGGGTTTAAGTCTTATCTATTATCTAAAGTGACTACAGATTATCCTGCATGGGTTAGAATTTATACAGATGCTGCAAGTAGAACAAATGATTCAACTAGGACAGAAGGTAACGATCCCCTTCCGGGTAGTGGAGTAATTGCAGAAGTGATTACTACAGCTGGATATTTAACTCAATTAATAACTCCGGGTGTGATAGGATTTAATAATGACACAGTGACTACTTCTACCATTTATGTTGCAGTTACAAATAAAGACTCAACTAGCAGAACTATTTCAACCACCTTGAGCATATTGCAATTGGAAGCCTAAAATGCAAGAACACGAATATATCATAACATTACATAGATTTGAAGATTTAGATTCTTTCTATGAAGATATGGAAACTCCTGGCGGAAATTTATATATTCCTAACAGAGCTATTGACGTTTCTGAGAGGAGACCGGTAAGTAGAAATACTCATTATCGACTAACAGACGAGGAAGCAGAATCTATTAGGATGGATCCTCGGGTAATGGCAGTTGAACTAACACTCGATGCACAAGGTATTATAATAGAACCGTCATGGACGCAGTCGGACACTGATTGGAACAAATCAGCATCAGTCTCCTCGTCTTATAAAAATTGGGGACTGCTGAGATGTGTTGAGGGACAGCAGAGGCCTAGTTGGGGTCTAAATGGTGTTACTGAGGTATCGGGAGAAATTAATGTAACTGCAAGCGGCAAAAATGTAGATATTGTAATAGTTGATGGACATATGAATCCTGGTCATCCGGAGTTTGCGGCAAATGTTGATGGTTCTGGGGGCACTAGAATTAAAGAGTTCAACTGGTTTTCCCTTAATCCTTTAGTAAGAGGTAGCGCACCGGGGACATATGTTTACACTCCGTATATTGATGCTACGTATCCGGACGACAACGGTGACGGGTACTCTGATAGAACAATAGACAACGACCATGGCACACATGTTGCAGGGATAGCAGCTGGCAATACACAGGGCTGGGCACACGATTCTAACATATATAATATAAGTCCTTACAGTAATTCCCCGAGCACTACTCCGTTTTTTTTAGATTATATAAAAGGTTGGCATCAAACTAAAGAAGTTAATCCGCTTACTGGAGTTAAGAATCCTACAATAACCAATCATAGTTACGCAATTGTTAGGGAAGTCTCGATAAGCACTATTGCTAGAGTTAGATATAGAGGTGCAATAATTGACGGACCATTTACATCTTCTCAATTATTAGGGTACGGAATTTATAACACTGGAGGAATTGCAAAAATAGCTGCACGGAACACTGCGGTTGAGCAAGATCTAATTGACCTAATGAATGCAGGGATCATAGTTATAGGTGCTGCCGGCAATTTGTATTCTAAGATCAGCACTGAAACAGCACTAGTAAATGATGACTATAATAATTACATCGAAACAACTGGCTTAGATTATTATTTCTATCTTAGAGGTACTATTACCGCAGTAACTGGCTCAATTTGCGTTGGTGCAATTGGAGCATCAATTGATGATTCTAAACTTGATTTTAGTAATTGCGGCCCGCGAGTTGATGTTTATGCACCTGGAAGACACGTCATGAGTGCTGTAAATTCTGCAATTGGAGTATTCTCAAATGACGCTCGTGACACGTTATACAGGGTATCTAAAAAAACTGGAACATCGATGGCCTCCCCTCAAGTAGCCGGAATTGTTGCATGTTTGGCAGAAACTTGGCCTACTATGAAACAGTCTCAAGTACTGACGTATGTGCAGTCTCGTGCAAAAACAAATCAAATTACAGCAGGAAGATTAGGTCCTCGAGATTATACAGATTTACAGGGATCTTCAAATAGATTTTTATATTTTTATAAAGAACGTTTGGATTCTGGCCAAGTGGGCCCTAAGTTAAATCTAGGAAATAGACCTACTTCTGGGCAGACTTGGCCTCGTCCTAAAATCTATAGATATGGAAGATAAACCGCTAATAAATTATATGGATAAATATCATCATGGAAGATAAAAATATGAGCAATTTAGTAAACGAATCTGGTGGAGTTGGAATACAAGGTCACATTAAGATTTTTGATCCAGTATCTAATGAAGTATTTGTTAATAAAAGAAATGCGATTCATTATGAAAATTTTAGTATTGCATTGGCCCAAAGTATTGCAAATCAGGGAGAGGGTACTATTGCAGAAATGGTATTCGGAAATGGTGGTAGCAGAATTGATCAAACCGGTATAATTACATATCTAACACCTAATAGTACTGGCAATATTGCTGCACTATATAATCAAACCTACTATAAAACTGTAGATGCAAGGCAATCTTATTCATTGGATCCTGCTAGAAATTTTATGGAAACTAGACACATTGCAGGGGTAGCCTATACCGATGTATTAGTCAGTTGTTTATTAGATTTTGGCGAGCCGAGCGATCAAGCAGCATTTGACAATGCTACTAATTCAGATGGAAGTTATGTATTTGATGAATTAGGTCTAAAGGCATTTAGTGCAGAAGGTCCTAACACAGGAATGCTATTAACTCATGTTATTTTCCATCCTGTACAAAAAAGTTTGAACAGATTGATTCAAATTGATTATACAATAAGAATTCAGAGCTTGAGTAATATTGGGAACTAATCATGGCTACGCAATATATACTAAATTTTTCAGACCCGAGTAAAACTGCCACTATATCGGTGCAGGGTTCTACTAGAAATAATTACGATACCAGTTTAGATCTTGTCGGGCCCGGGTACGTTAGTTACGGACAAGCTATTGCACAAGATTTCCTAAAACTTTTAGAAAATTTCTCAAGTCCTAATGCTCCTATAAATCCGATTGAAGGGCAGCTATGGTACGACACTAGTAACCCTAATAGAAAAATATTGAGAGTTAATAATGGGGATACTAATAGTGCTAGATGGCCAAGTGCAAACGGTATATACCAGCAAGCAAATGATCCCAGCATAGAATATAGTCAAAATTTAGTTGATGGTGATGTTTGGGTTGATACCGGAAATACACAGCTTAAAATTAGATACGGCGACTCTTGGACATTAGTTGGACCAAATGTATCAACTGGGAATGCAAAAACAGGAAATGAAACTGTTCAGTTAATAAGCAATACAGGGGATACTTATCCAGTAATCTTAAATTGGGTCAATGGTAAGGTTGTAGAAATTATATCCTACAATAGTTTTACTCCTAGAACAGTTATTGACGGATTTGGAACAATTGCAGCAGGCACAAATTTAACAAATAAAGCATCTGCAAAGTATAACGGTCTAACTGATCGAGCTAAATCATTAGAAATCTCCCCTGGCGTAGTTGTGTTGGCCAGTGAAGTATTAAAGAATAGAATTCCTGCCGCTACTCGGCAAACTCACCAGGGTACCCTTGTTGTTGAATCTCCTCAAGGATTAATTGTTAAACGTCAGGCAGGTTTTGAATTACAAGTTTATACTACGTCATCCGGTGCTGTTATTAATTACGAAAATAGTAACTCTGCGTTAAAAGTTGGTATTTACGATAGAGCTTACATAAAGTTTAATGGCACCAATGGCAACATAGGAATTAACACTTCTACAGTAGGAAGTGAAGCACTATCAGTTAACGGGGCCGCTACATTTAAAGATTACGTAACTATAACATCTGCAAACTCAACTACAGTTGGTCTTTCTGTCAATAGTCGTACATCTATTGCAGGAGACATTACAGCATCTGGAAATTTATTAGTATCAGGTCTAACTACGGTATCTAATACATTAACCGTTAAAGATGTTATTCCTAGCACATTAACAGCATCTCTAGGATCAGCAACCAATCCGTTTGAAAGTGTGTATGTTAAGAACATCGGCAGTTCGACTACCTATGTTAGAATTTTTGGTAGTGTAACTACTGCAACATCATTAGAAACTGCTAGGAACTTTAGCATTGAAGGTGTAATAGAAGCCGATGCAGGAACTTTCAACGGATACAAAAATGTTGTTTTTACAGCAACTGCTCATAAAAGTTTAATAACTGGTTTAGCTACTACAGCATCGACTAACTTAACACAGACGTTAATGGTAATTGATACTTCTACAGTAGGAAGCTCTTTACAAAGTATTGCAAAACGAGATTTCTTGTCAGATGTTTATCCTAATCTGATTCAAACTGGTATGATCATGCCGTTTGTAACATCATCAACATACTCTGGTTGGTTGTTCTGTAATGGGGCAGAATACTTCGGAACAGATTACACTGCTTTATCTGTACTACTTGGCACAAGTTATGGTACTGCATCTGCTGGATATTTTAGAATTCCTGATTTAACCACTGCTACAATTTCTGGGACAAACGGGTATCCTATCTTTTATCATATAAAAACATAAAATGGCCTACACAATTTACAACACCGACGGAACCGTATTATCAACTATTGCAGTAGGAGAAGTTGATAATTTTTCTACCAGCTTAGACTTGATAGGAAAAAATGTTAATAACTACGGTGAATATTACAACAATAATTTAGTAAAGTTATTGACTAATTTTGCATCAGTTGAATCTGAAGAACCTAGCCAGCCTCAGACTGGACAGCTTTGGTATAACAAAACAGAGAAACAGTTAAAGATATTTGATAACGGTTTTCGGTCAGTAGGTGGAGCATCTGTTTCAGGAACTCCGCCGGTTAGTGCAACAACTGGCACAACTGGTACAATATGGTTTAACACCATCGACGGGCAATTAGAAATATGGGATGGCAGACAATTTAATCTAATTGGTCCGGCAACTTCAAAGTTGTTGGGAAAATTTGGCATACTTCCTGCGGCATCTCCAATTCGAGATAACGAAACTAAACTCGCTCAGAAGGCAAGTTTAATACACTCTTACGGTAGTTATGTAGGTCTTATTACTACTGCATCGTTCATCATGGAAACTTCATCTGCGACGCTCTATCTCAATCGTGGGGAACCGCAGTATATCAAGAACGGTATTACAGTATTCAATGATTTAGAAGTTAAAGGCAATTTGTATATTGATGGGTGGGATGTAAAAAATCATCCAAATATTGATCTTAGTGCATTTTATAATATAACACCTTTTGGTACATTTACTGCAACTATGACTACGAGTAGTTTTAGTTTAACCAATACTAACTTGCTGGCGTACAATGCTGCAAATTATGCAATTTCCCAAGACCTGGCAAGGATGTTTGACATTACTAGATATGCAGTAGGTTCAAGGGTGTCTGTTGTTTGCACATATAACACATCGACATCTGTAAGAAGATTTGAGCTTATGCGTACTTTCCTTCAACAGAACTACGGATGGTGGGAACCGCTAAATGACTATAGATACACTTTTACAGCTACATCTACATCTACAGTTGGCCATGTTAATTGGTTATGGACTAACACTACATTTACTAATATTGTTCATCCAGCATGGAATGAAATAATAAGAACAGACAGTACTGCTTCTACAAGTAATACATTTATAGATCCTATTCCTGTAGATACTCCTTTCTATATTAAAATAACAGGCGGAGTTCCTGATAGTAAATTTACGTTAGCTGCATTAGCACCACTTGATACAACTGTTCTAAATGGAACGTTAGATACTAATGGCGCATTTACTACAGCTTCGATTGTGACTTCGTCGATTCAGCCTGTGACTACATCTGTGGTATATACATATAATGCTACATTTGCAGCAACTAACCATGTTAGACAGATGCAATTTACAATTGTACGACCATAAGGACATTTGATGCCATATACTCTTAATAAAACAAACGGTACTCCGATTGCTGTGGTGCAAGATGCATCATTAGATCAAACTACAAGTCTTACTTTTTTAGGAAGAAATTATTCGGGCTATGGGGAAATCCAGAATGAAAATTTTTTAAAACTATTAGAAAATTTTGCTAATACAAATCCGCCTAATAAAATTAACTTAGAAGGACAGTTGTGGTATGACACTGCGTCTAAATCATTAAATGTGTATGACAACACAAATTGGAAATCTATTGCAAATATAGAAGTCACAAATTCTGATCCTTCGGTATTAAAAGGACCGGTAACTGGGAATCTATGGTACGATACACTAAATGACCAATTAAATGTTTGGTCCGGCTCAGAATATATACTTGTGGGGCCACAGTCTGGCTCTAGGATAAAGGCCCAATGGAAAGGTGACTTTGAATACGATGCCCTGGCACCTGGCCTTCCTGTATATAACGCTAAGGCAGTAATTGGAGCAGATAACGAGGTAATTGCAATAGTATCTGCAGAAACCTACGATATGCCAGAGTACGATCTAGTAACTGAGTTTCCAGAATATAAAAGTCGAACTGAAACATTTACTAGAATCTCAAAAGGGATAACACTAGCAGGTGCTGATCCTGTAACTGGTTCGAGTAGAAAAGAAGTAACTGGGCTAACTACTAGCAGCTATTTCTGGGGAACTGCCGCCGAAGCACTTGTTGCTGTGTCTGCGCAAACAGCCGATACGGCAAACGGAATAACACCTACAGTTAATTCTGAAAATAGATCATTTAAGTTACCGTTCTTTGATGTTGCAAACGGTCTTGCCTATTACGATGCAAATAGCCTAAGTTATAATCCATCAACTAATATACTTACTACAATTGCATCTTCAGCACTATATGCCGATATTGCAGAACGTTACGAAGCAGATGCAGTGTATGAACCCGGCACTGTTTTAATGCACGGTGGTGAAAAAGAAGTAACTATTGCCTGTTATGCTGCTACGACCGCAGTAGCTGGCATTGTCTCTACAAAACCGGCATATATGATGAATTCTGAGGCAGGAACCGATGAAACACACCCCTATATTGCCTTAAAAGGCCGTGTTCCGTGCAAGATTTGTGGCTCTGTTAAGAAAGGTGACCTACTAGTTGCCAGCGGATATAAACCAGGATATGCTGTTAAAAAACAAGACCATGACAGTTCGGACGCTGTAATAGGAAAAGCCCTACAAGATTTTGCAGGGCCCTTTGGAGTCATCGAAGTTAAAGTTTAAACAGCCATCGGTGCTTTGATAGTATCGTGGCTTGAATAACCTTCTAGCCAAATATCTTCCATAGTGAATTTATTAATGTCTGCAACAACTGGATTTATTTGCAACACAGGTAACGGTAAAGGTTCTCGACTGAGTTGTTCCTTTACCTGATCAATATGATTTTCATATATGTGTGCATCACCTAGCACAATAACTAGCTCACCGACTTCTAAGTTACACACTTGTGCTAGCAAACTAGTGAATAGTGCATAGGATGCAATGTTAAACGGAACCCCGAGAAACATGTCTGCACTCCGTTGATACATTTGACAACTTAATTTTTTATCTTGGCTAACATAAAATTGTGCCATCATATGACACGGTGGTAGCGCCATTAATTCTAATTCGCCGGGATTCCATGCACTAATAACATGTCTTCGACTGTATGGATCATTTACGAGACCGTTAATCAAATTTTGTAATTGATCGATATGTTTGACGCCCATTCGATTTGCACCGAAGACGGGCGCCCGCCATGTTCGCCATTGTACTCCATATACTCGTCCCAGATCTCCTTTGAATTTTGACCTAGGTTGCCAGTATTTTGCATCTGCATTATCTGACCAAATAGTCTTCTTGTCGCTATTGGGATCTCCGTGCAATAATTCTTTCAATTTACGTTCATCACCGCTGCCTTGTATAAACCAAAGAAGTTCTGAGAGCATAGATTTCCATGCTAGTTTTTTGGTAGTAATCGCTGGAAATCCCTGTTGCAGATTAAATCTCATCTGAACTCCGAACTTGCTGATAGTTCCAACACCTGTTCTATCGGGTCTGTGCTCCCCGGTTTCTAAAATATCTTTAAGTGCGTTAAGATATGCGTGTTCTGAATGTCTCATATGTTGTACTCTTTTATTGTATATTTTATTGGATCATTAAGTATAGCGTGTTCCTTGACCTTTGTAAAGTTTTCTTTTACATATGTGAGATTGAAGAATTTATCGCACTCGTAGTCTGCATCAATTTCAGTAATGTAAAATCTATCAACGATATCAAGATATGCCTCATAAACGGCACTTCCGCCAATAATGAATATTTCCTTGTCGGGATATTCTACAGCACAAAAATCTAGTGCAGCACCGCAGTCATTGAAGGTATGATCGCCTAGCTCTCTTTTCCTGCTTATTACTACATTAATTCTATTAGGTAAAGACTTTCCTAAACTGTCATATGTAGTTGAGCCCATAATGACAATTTGATTAGTTGTCATTTTTTTAAACCACGACATATCACCTTTAAGGTGAGGCCAGGGCATTTGACCATTAAATCCTATGCCCTGGTTGCGTTCAACTGCAACTAAACAGTTAATCATTAAGCCTCGGCTTTTGTTGCCTTAGCAGCCTTCTTAACAGGCGGCTCAATTTCATCTGCTTTCTTGCGAAGATTCTGCGCTTCTTTGAACAACTTATCTGCCATGGACCGTAAGTCAGATGCAGTAACCGGTGCTTCTGCAACCTTCGGACTAGTATCAACAACGATCTCATCAACAATAATTTCTTCCTTGGGCTTAGTCTTTGCAACCTTCCGCTGACCTTCTTCAGTAACAGCAAGATCTTCGACACTTACGCCTTTTTGTTCAGCAATCATAACATTCAATTCATTTAGCGGAATAGATTGTTGATTGTTCGGAGTCATTAATACAAGAGTCGTTGGAACTTTCTTTAAGTGTCCCCCTGCATGTAACCATTGTAACATTACGGTACCATCTGGGAATCTACGAGTAGCTAGGACGTCTGCTAGTTCGTTTGCTTGCTGACCAGTGTCGCTTTGGATAAGATCCATGAGGGCATCGTGATATGCGTCTCCGAGACCATTAGTACCAATTACTAACGCACTATTTGCATCGTCCGGTATTGTTCTGTATGCTACTGCAATTCTTGCAGAGTTATTTTTCATTTTTCCCACATGTTTCATGTGATTCTCCTTATTGTGCCGGTGTATCGGTCTTTGGCGGATTTACAGCATTTAAGAACGTGTTCAATCTATCAAACGCCGCACCGACAGCTGATACTTCCGATGCACCGAATGCACCTCGGCGGACTGCAACATCTAAGATTGATCGAAGATTTACTAAATCTGTGATTGTTAATTCTGGTGCAGCACTTTGGGTAGATTCAGGTGCTTGGGTCTGTTCAGTATTTTCCATTTTAAAATTCCTTTTTTGTATGTAAGTAATGACACCCTAATGATAACATGGTTAATTCCTTTGGATCTTCTAAACCTATTTCTATAGATTCGACAATTTTTCTAGATCCGTTTAGACTGTATCCCATCTTAATTGAATATCGACTGTTTAAGTTATATTCTATCCAATGTTCTATAGCTTTGACATCTACCTTGTAATCAATAGAGAGTTTGGAAAAATGTTCTGGGATAAATGGTAATTTTCTAAACCCCAAAACATTTAACGCATTAACTGTCCCTCTATTTAGCGACATTATATACCTACTTTATTTATAATAGGCAGTCTGGCCGAACGGAGAAACGATTGCTTCTGTGCCGTGAATAACAAACAAAGTGTCGCAATAGTCTTCATCGCCCCAGGAACCGCAAGGATATCCGTCTGTGAACATAATAAACTTCTTAGGCTGAATGTCATTTTCCTTCATGAATTCCCAGTTTGCATCAAAGTCAGTACCGCCGCCACCTTTAACATCGTAGCTCATAATATCGTCGGCACTATCACCTGTAAATTGTGCATAGTTATACACTTGAGTGTCGAAGCACCACAGGTCCAATTTAAAGTCCTGATACTCGTCCATAATACCCTTAACTTCGCTCAGGAAGTCTTTAGCCATAGCATCACTAATAGATCCGCTCATGTCAATTGCGACAGAAACGTCAATGGTATCTTGGTTCATCATGCCGGGCAAAATAGCACCGCATTGTTGGCTCTTACGGTTTGGGCGAGCAAAGCTGTAATTGCTTTTTAGAATACTTTGGATATTCATACGCAACAGTTGGCGCCAGTCCATCTTTGGCTCAGTGAAGTCCTTGATCATTCGAGCAATGGCACCTGGCATTTTACCAGCACCTGCTGATTGTGCAGCCGCTACCATAGCTTCTTTAATCTCATCACGGATCTGCTTCCTTTCCTCAGCAGTCAGTCTAGGGCGACCCTTACCACTGCCGTCTTGATCACCATCTTCGCCTTCTCCGTCACCATCGCCTTCTCCGTCCAAGTGCTCGTCTAACAGTTCGCCAAGTTGGCTCAGATCAATCTTGTCGGCCTTTTCGTACAGATCGTTATAAATTTCTTCGTAGCTCTTTCCACGATACTTGTCGTCCTGGAAGATCTTAATAAGACTAGGCACTGTACCGATTCGTTCGTCTTTAAGGATTTGGTTAGTAGCAAAGTCTGCCGCAATGTTAGACAGTTGAGGATCGCGACCTTCACGACGACCCATGTGATCAAACACATTATGGAGGACTTCGTGTGCGAACCCGAATTCGCACTCTTTAGGGTTCAGCTTATTAACAAATCCAAGATTGTAATAAAAATTACGACCGTCAGTTGCAAGAGTCTGACACCAGTCTCCTGCTTCAATCATTTTCATCCGTGTTGCAAGGTTACCAAAGAATGGATGACGCAACAGAAGACCAACACGGGCAGTAATCAGTTTGTCCAGAATCTTAGCTTTCTCAGACGGACTAAATTCTTGCTTGGCCCAATCTTGCTTTTTAACTTTTTCAGTCTTCATTACTGTCATAATAGTTCCTTGTTAATACATACAATTATATATTCATTTTGCTCAAAGAGCAAGCAAAAAGGGCCCCGAAGGGCCCAATTTTAACCTTCCATTGCTTGGATAATGTACTTGCCATACTTATCATGGAATTTGTCAAAGTTCTTCAACTTAGATGCATCGAACGGCAATTGATAGTTAGTCAATGCAACTTTAGCACCCATAACAACTAACTCAGTTGGGAAATTATCCATCATAAAGCCAAAGAAATTGTCTGCCATTGCATCCCAATCTTTGATCTTCTTGCGGTCAGCTTCTTGAAGCTCGTAGCACAGGCTAATAGTAAGTGAATACATCGCAGAGATTTCTTTGATATCACACTTCTTAACCTTACCTGCCAGAATGTCTTCTGGCTTAGGCATTTGTTTTGCCACCTTACGGTGTGCCATAAACTTAACAGCAAGACCTTCACCGACAGCACCTGCAACCAAATCAGTCAAAGTGCTTTCGCTAACGTCATCTTCTTCCAACAGCTCGGACACAAAGGACCAGCTACGTGGAGTAGCAAACGAGCGCGAACTAGACTTAGGGTCAAAGTCGTAGAGATCTTGCTTGGCAAAACCCACATAACCGACAACTTGTTCATGCACCTTGTTAGCAGTCGCCCATTGCATCCAGTCTTCGAAATCACAGCGGAGTTCCAAGTGCAAGAAACGGTTAGCTAAAGGACTTGGCATACGATAAGTAACACCCTTATCTGCTTCACGGTTACCTGCGGCAACAATACTAACGCCTTTTGGAAGAATGTAAGTACCAACACGGCGGTTCAGCACCAACTGGAAAGCAGCCGCTTGGGTAGCAGGAGCCGCAGAGTTCAGTTCGTCCAAGAACAAGATAGCAGTAGATTCTGGATCAGTAGGCAATTCTGCAGGAGGTGCCCAAGTCATTGTGTTAGAGGTTGAGTTGTAATACGGGATACCTTTGATGTCGGTAGGTTCCCAAAGTGACAGACGCACGTCAATCACTTCACGCTCGGTTTCAGAACCGATCTGTTTAATAATATCGGACTTACCAATACCTGGAGGCCCCCACATGAATACAGGGCGTTGCTTCTTAAGACATTTACGAATAGCCGATTTAGCTTCGTTGGGGCTAACGGTACGATTGACTGTCATCTCTTTGGACATAGTGCGCTTTCTTTAAAAACTGTTAGGATACTGTTGTTTTACAGTGTTACTATTGTAGCAAAGATCTACGGTTGTGTCAAGAGTTTTTCTGTTTTTCTGCGAATCTTTTTTGGGCTCTATGGAATTTTGCAATGTTGCCGGAAAACAACACTAATTGTACCGCTAATTTTTCTCCAAAGACATGAATTGATCGTTTGGTTATGTAAAATGGGAATTCTATATTTTGATCAATCCAAATTGCCAATTGATTAGTGTAGATAATTGGCTCTTCAAATTTAATTTCGTAACATTTAATATCAGCTTTTACTAAACATTCGAACCCTTGATCAGTAAGCCTTAATCCACCTTTTTCTTTGTTTCGTGGATTTACCCACCAGGTTGGAATTGTTTGCTTAATTCGTTTTTCGTCAGCAGTTAATCCTAGCGATTCTAAAACAACTTTGGTAATTTCATACTTCGGATTCATCTACAACTTTTTCGCCTGTGGTTAATTTATAAACGGCAAAGTCTGTGCTATTAAAAAGTTTGTTTAGTTTTTCTGCCAAGTTAAATGCATGGCCGCTATTTGAAAAACTAACTTTTTTGTATTTAGGACCTAACTGTTGCGCAACTATACTAGATGTTTTTAGATTAATAGGCTTATCCTGATAAAATACTGCCCATATAGCATCAGACTCTAAAACCTGATCAGTCTTATAAGATTTTTTATTTGTGATTTCTAACAGTACTTTAGGTTTTGGTCTGCTCATTTATACGTTCTCCGAAAAGTGCGTATATATTTAGCAGCATAGTTAGAATTTTCCGCCGTCTACTTTTATTTCAATCTTATCAGGAAACTTGGTATCGTTCACTATTTGATCCAAATTCCCTGATAATCTAGTCATTACTACACTAAGACTATCGTGTAAATCAGTTACTTCTTTAATAGATAATGTAATTGACTTTTGTCCGCTTTTTCTAGCAACTCTGGCTTTATCTAGAAAATCTTCGATAGGTAATGTATTAAGTTGTTTCATTTTTGTTAATGCTAGTTAATACAGATTTCATTTCTGCTTCTGTTTTGAACGGGCCTTCGAATGGGTACCGCTCCAATGTTATTAGTTTTGGGCAAAAACTTTTTACCCAACCTTTTCTAAATTTGATAACGTAGTACCCGGCACAATATTGGCTTTTACTTTTTGCACTCTTGGCAAAAAGTGGTAATTTTTTCTTAACATTATACACAGCTTCAAATGGTTTTGCACCGCATGGAAAATCATAAATTCGATGTACTAACGGCTCGACTTTAAATTTGATCGTCTTTTTTTCTTCAAATAAAGCATCCCCAAATTCTTTAGTAAGATCTTTTAGGTCTTTGAAATTTATTTTATGTCCATGTCTAAAAAATTCGTATCCCTTTTTTATTTTAGCAATGGATCCTATTTTTTCACCTTGATTTTCAATAATCCATTCTTTATTTGGAATCAATACTTTAGAAACAACATTCATTATGCGTACCTCGAATTAAGTGGCTCAGCGTAGCTAGTTACTTGTTCGCTAATCTTTTGTAAATCGTATTCTGCACAGAATTTCAACAGTCTAATACCGACCTGTGAAATATTCTTTGTCTTATGTTCTTCTGAGTTAATGCAGTCTAACATAATTTGCTTAATATGATCGGGCTGTGCAGTTAAATCACATAACTGACAATTTCTATTGTAGTCGTCTAATACCCTGTGTTCAACACCTTCGTGATCTGTCCATTTTTGCAACATGAGGTTATTCCACGCCCAGCCCTTAGCATTGCGATCGGCAAATGCATCACGCAGACCTACTTTGTTTTTAGTACCTTTTTCGCGCACTCCGGGGTATGCACTAAAAATATTATCGCTAGTATCACCTCGCATACATTTCTCAAACAGTAACCATTCTGGCTCCGGTGCGGGCTTAGGCAAATTAGTTTTCTTATCAATTACACGCTTGCCTTTTTCATCAAAGTAACCTTCGTGCGTAGTTGTAATCTGCATTACACCGTTGTATTGTTTTACATTGGGTGCAATAAGTTGTGCGAAGTCTCCGTCTGTGCTAATAATGACGTGAGTGTCATTAGGATGATTTGCAATCCATCCAGCAATGAGATCATCTGCTTCTAGTTGGGGATGTTGTAGCACTGTAGAGTTTGTTTTGTCGGTAACAAAGTCTTTAAAGTTGTCAAACGTTTCCCAGAATGCTTTATCTTCTTCAGCTTCACGCGGACTTTGAGCAGCCCGGGCTTCTGTACGCTGACGCTTATAAGGAGCATAAAAGTCCTTTCTCCACGATCGACCTTCTAAAAAGAAGATAACATGATCACCTTTAAAGTCACGCCACGCTTTACGAACACTCATAAGAACAGTAGCTAAACTCATACCCACTTTATCTTCTAGACTGCCACGAATTACATGTCGTGCTCGAAAAAAGGTATTTGCAGTATCGACTAAAATATATGTTTTTGACATTAAGACACTTCGGTTCTTCCACCGCCCAAATTATTTACATTGATATATCCGGCCCCTCTTTGATTCATATTAACTCCTGAATCAGATCCAACGTTTCTACAAAGTTCGGCAAACCATTGATCAACAACAGCTTCTTCTGTATCTCCTTTGTATCCGGACTCTCTCAACTGTAACACAAAGTATTCGTTCCAGTCAAGTTCGAAAAAACCATTTCGTATGTTATCTTTATTAACATGGGTATCTAGTACTGCAACCCAGGGTTCTTTTTTCTCAGTTGCTATTTCTTTTGGTGTTAATTTTGCAAGACGTTCTGCTTCTTTTGTGCGTTCTACTCGCTCAGCTGCTTCTTTAGCGATTCTTGTAGAATGTTCAGCATCTTCAATTGCACGCCTTGTTTCTTCTTCAATTTTATCAATACCAAATAATTTTTTAATAAACTTGTTCATTTAATTTGCTCCAAATCTACACCCCTTATTGCTGCCTTTCCGTAGGACACTGCTCTTTTTATTTCTGCAATTGTTGGCGGTTTTGCTCCGGAGTTGAGCCCGGATGCATTAATAAGAAATTGCACAGCTCTAGTTAGCAACTTTACTCTAAGTTCAAGAGTTTCAATTCTCTTAGATGTCTGATCATCTGCCATCAAGTACCCCACTCATTTTTAAATAACGGCACTTGCAATCTATCACTGTATCGCAATCCGGCTTTCATTGCCATGTCTGCTACAGTGCGATTGTTTAGTGCATAAACACTTTCAACGCCGCCAACTGGCATTAGATAAACATGTCCTTTAAATCCTGACGCCCGATATTCGGCAACAGCACGTTCTGCATCGGCAAAGTCTTCCGGTGTAGCAATAACAAACTTTAAATATGTGTGTCCTATGTCCTCGTATGCTACAACAACTTCTGGTTTAATAGCATCTTCCCACGGCTCACCTGAGCAAGGTAGTTTAGCACTTACACTAAATGTTAGAGCGTTGTATCCTCGATCTTTTCTTCCTAGAGACCAGTTCAACAGGTATTGTCTAAACTCTTTTGTCAGACGCATTGTGCCATTAGTTTCAAAAGTAATTTCTTTGAGATCCTTCATGCAAGGCTGATTTAGGAGATCTGGATAAGCACGTTGCCAACCTAGTAAAGGTTCTCCACCTGTGATAACAAGGTGTTCATCACGCCATTCTTTAAACGGCAATGTATCGACTACTGCTTTAGCAAGGCCTTCAGTTTCGATCATTGGGCTTAGATCTTTAAATGCAGGATGCCAACTAGCATAACTGTCACAGCCTGTTCCAACTAAAGGCAGATCTTTGTAATCTTTATACGGAATGTGTTCGTGGATTATTGCAATAGATTCTGCTTCCTTGCTTAGTTCGCCACGGGACATGCCAAATCCTTGGCAGGTAAAATTGCAACCGTAGGTGCGTAGAAAAACAGACGGGACGCCCATGTAGCGTCCTTCACCTTGTATGCTGTAAAACAGCTCTGATACTTTAATTTTGCTCATATTGTTCCTAGGAAAGATCTTAAATATATTATACACATGTATTTAGAATTGTCAACTTAAAAAGGTAAAAATGAATAATTTGAGAACACAAATTATCTGGATGCTCAACGACTACTGTACAGCCGAGTGTTCCTATTGTCCGATAAAATTTCGTGGTGGAGAATTACCTAGAGGGATATTAGATTATATGTCTGTAACAGGAAAACTTATTGATCATTACGAGTCCATTGGTAGAAAAATTGATTGGTCATTTAATGGGGGAGAACCACTTGACATGTTTGATTTTCCTATGATGCTAAAGTTATGTAAGGAACGAGGCGGCACAATTGATCTACACACAAATGGAGGAAAGTTATGGTTAGATTGGTGGGCAATTGAGCCACATGTTGATTCGTTACATTTAACGTACCACTATTGGCAAAATCCTAGTCTTGTACGATTTATTTTACAGGCATTTACCAAAGCTAACAAGTGTGTAGATATTATGGTTCCTATTAGACCAGATTATTTCGATGACGATTTAAAACGAGCATTGGATATAGAAACAGAATTTGGCATAGTAGTTTCTAAAACTGTACTATATCGAGAAGCTGAACAATCATTGGGGATGTACAATTATACTGATCAACAACTAAGAATCATGCGAGGAGAAGAACTTGTACAGGAAAATGTACATCATCAAGAGACTACATTTGCAGAACGTTTCGAAGAAAAAATTATTGCAAGTCCTTCATTTACTGGAATGAAATGTAACGTAGGAATTGAAAAATTAGTAATTACTCATCTAGGGTGGGTAAGGGGAAGCAATTGTAATATTGGACAGTTTGGAAATATTTGGGACGGTAGCTTAGAATATCCAACAAGCCCGCTTACTTGTAATATGCTGGCTTGTATAGATGGTTCCGACCAACAAATTACTAAATTTAGTCAATAAAGATATTTGACCAACGTTTTAGTTTTTCGATCTTAGCAGCCTTTGCAGCTTCTAAGTGTTCTAACAATATTACATTCTTTTCCAGCATGATGTCAATCATTGCCAACATATCGCCTAATTCTTCTTCGAGGTGTTCTCGATTAGTTTTGGGCTTACCTGGCTTGAAGTTGTCAATGCCAAATCGACTGATCTTACTTACTGCTTGAATTACTTCTGCACATTCTTCTTGTAGAATGTCCATTACTTCTTTTGTTTTACTATCCATTATTTGCTCTATCAGTTAGGTATTTGTCGTTGTGGATCCATTTGTTATCAACAAGGAATCCCCATTCTCTACGTTGCGGACCAGGCATGAACATTGTCCAGCAGTCTGTTCCGGCTTCAAGCTCGACACGGTGATAGCTATTAGCACTGCAAATACGGAAGTGCCCAGGACCACGCCAATGCTGTGTCTCACCGATATTGGCACCTTGTGAATCAAAGTTAGGAGTCCATTCATAATAACCACCTTTAAGTATTAGAGTAGCGTAAGACCATGGATGATCATGCACATCATCGGGATCTGATTTAAGGAACTTGTGAAGAAACACATTGAAGGGGAAACGCTTTCTATCTTTAAGAAACAGGTAGTAGCGTTCGAGATAAGGTTCATCATTTTGTCTGTCCATTACGATTCGTTTGCGGCCTACACGTTCTAGAAAGTTTAGAAACCATTTCACTTAATCATCTCCAATAGTTTATCTGCACTAAAGAATTGCTCTGTTAGATCCTTTGCCTGCTTGCGAACCTGCGGCAAACGTTTTTCATAATGTGTCATAGTAACAATAATGTGATGACACAATTCTTGTCTATGTTTCAAATAACTATTCCAGTCTTTGGTCCATTCGCTAGGATACTTAAATCCTTCGTAATACATTTCACTGTACGACAAACGATCCGGTACCATGGGGATAGCATCTACTAATGCACCTTCGTAGCAACTAATGCCCAATGTTTCTTGCAAGTTTGCACTAAACACAATCTTTGATTGACTCAGTAGAGTATGATATTCTTGTTTTGTTAATCGAGTATCCTGACATACTACAAATTCGTATTGCGGCAGATACTGCTTTAAATCACGGAATATCTCAACTTGCTTTTCTGGAGCAATACGATGTGGAAACAAGATAAGATCACGTTTAGGCATACCCTTATACATAGTTAATGTATCGTCCATATACTCCATAGGCCAACCTGTGCGTACAATCTTACCTTGCTCGATCATGGTAATTTTCCACTCATCGTCTACTGTTTCACTAAATGATTCAGCAAACAACTCGATGTGAAAATCTGTGGCAAAGTAGTTGTGATCGATAGCATGAAAGAAGCTTTGTTCAGCATGTCTGACCCACGGAGCATCTCCAATAAGACGTCCTAGAAAGTCTTGAGGATCATAACTACCGGCATGCCATAGTGCATGAATAGTTACAGGAATGCCGAGAAGCCCGGCCATGTATTTGAGATTGATGATACCAGGATGCCAAGCATCAGTAGCGATAAAGTGATCACCTGCGCGAATGGTTCCGTCGCAAAATAACCTACTGATCTGCTGAACCTGTGCTGACTTATAAATGTTGGTACCACCAAAATTAAGGAAAGCACCAGGAGTAGTGGCATCAGGAATATCTTTAGGCCCAGAAATAACTTGAACATTGTGTCCTGCCTTTTTGAGTAGTTGAGGAACGTGTGATTTCCACTCGCCTGTGTAGCGAGTGGAAACAGCCTCTAAATCAATTAGAAAAACGTTCGCCATTGTTTCGATTTTCGTAACGTGGGTTTTTTCCCTTGTATCCTTCACGTGGCTTTCCACGATTTGCGAAGTATCGGTACTCTTGAGTACGATACAGGTCCGCAGGGTTAAACTCTAAAAGATTGAAGCGGCAGTGATCGAGCCACGCTTCCAAATCGTCGAAGATTTTAGAAACTTCCGGTTTCATGAAAAGAGTTTTTTGAATGTATTTTGGCTGTGCCATTTTTGATTTACCTAATTATAGGGTTGATGGAAATTTAATGAAGCAGCCATTCTCGCCGTCTTCACTTACGTCGATCCAGATCTCACGACCTGGATATCTTGCCGAAATGGTTCCGTGGAGATCACGGCTTATCATTTCGCAGGATTTGTGGTTGAGTTCGAGTGTGCCATCTGCGTAGCAATGCTCTAACCAACGCTTAAACTGAATAAACTCAATATCACGATCATCGTGAAATACTTGAATATAGACTTTAAAATGGAAAATGTGACGGTGTGGAGTACCAAGGAAACTAACGTCATACATGTCACCTGTAGCAAGTTTAGGATCTGTAGCCGCAGCCGGATACATATGAACACCTTCTTTACGAAAGGTTACCCAGATCATATTTAATTCGTTATTCATTCTTCTGCCTTAGGTTTTGCTGTTTTCTTTGCAGTTGGTTTTTCGGGCAAGTTGTCTTTCATCATATTATAGATTTCCCACAACTTCCAGTCAATGCTTTCGAGCAACTTGAATAACTTTTCTTCTGAACTCTGTTGATTTGCTTGTTTTGTAATTTTAGAATTGATCATTTAATCACCGTGTCGTTTTTATATTGGTTCCAGTCTGTAAAGTTTTTACGATCCATTAGTGCGTGTAGACTGTGCGACCACACACCGGGATTAGTTGCTTTAAAATCTTTGTCGTCGATTTTAATCATCGTATTATAGTTCCAAAGGCGAACATATGGAATTGGGACTCTTATCTGTGGAATAAAATTATCGTACTCGTTCAGTCCGCCTTCGTTGAATTCTTCAACTTCTTCCATAGGGATATCAAGACTGCAAAGATAGCCTTTGTCTAGGAAGAACATGATCATGTCTTCCCATTGTTTCCAAAGACTGCCTGCGCCGGGCTTGTAACTGTGATTTGCACCGAAGAAAATGTGCTCGCAACCTTGCAAGTTTAATGCGATATGTTCGACTGGTTGTAGTCCTGTAACAAACAGTGTTTTCATACCGTATGCAGGAGTATGCTCAACTTCAACACCAGTGAAGAAAATTACATCATCACTGACGCCTGTATCGTAATCACGCTTCATCTTTTTTCTTACGTTTAGTTTTAGTAGTAGTAACTTTAACAGAATTTTCATACTCTGTCAATGCCTTTTGGACATCTTCGAGCAATGCTGCATCGTCCCAAACTAATTCGGTTTTTCCATCTTCAAATGTTTTAACAATTAAATGACTTCCTTGTTGTATTTTGGGCCAACCTCCACTTTCTACATTTGGAGATAATTCTTCAGTTTTCTTTTTACGTGTTGCCATTTCTTACTCCTTGAAGTATGTGTCTATGACTTCTAATTTGTCATGATACTCGGAAATTAACGCGATTTCTTTTTCAATAGCATCCATTAGATCTGTGTGATCATGAATGGCCATTGGATTAGATAGCATAATATCCACATTCATTTTATGTTTAAGAATGTGTGCTGCGAAGTGTTGCTTAAGAACACCAATCATTTCTTTTCTCATATTATTCACCTAAATTACCTTCTTCGAGCTCTCTTAGCTTGTCGTCATCTGGATTTTCTAAATCTACTTCTTCTGATTTAGATACCTCTTCGAACGCAAACAATCCGTTGAATGTATTTTGAGCAGGCCCGCCTTGCAAACGAGCACCTTCTAAACTACGCAAGAATGGGCCTGCTTGCTCAATCATAGCAAATGCTTCTGCTTTAGTTGTGGTATTAAACAAGTCTTCAATAAACGAACTAAAATAAAGGATGTTACGAGGAACCCAATCTGAATACTCGTCACTCATGTCTGAGCCTTTAACTTTCTTCCATTGTTTCCAAGTTAACTTACCTGCAACTTTAGCAATCTCGATATCCATTAACTGTTGGGCACGTTGAACAGCAACAATATGGCATTCAACATTATGTCCCATCATTAATGCATAGGCAAAGCTGTCCCAACTTGTTCTGTTAGGAATCTTACCTAGTTTGTTTAGTCTAGGAACAACTTGATAGTGATCTGGATTCAAATGATCAAACTTGGCACCGTTTAATTCTGCATCAGTTTTACGCTCGCCTAAGTCATAGTAGGCAATGTCGGCCATTGTTAATCTGCGACCGATTGACGATTCGAATGGGAACGGGATGTCTGATCCTGATAGTGCTTTGTTATCTGGTGCCTTGTCCATAATAACACTCCACCTTTTTGGCGTGTGGACTGCGTTTGTGTAGACAAGTCCGTGCGCGGTTGCGATGAACGGTGAGGCGCAGTCAAAAGATACGGTAAGCTCTTCATTGATATGTTTCCTAATTTGTCGTTGAATTAAAGTCAAGTAACAACTCCAGTCAAGTTGTGCTGTACCCAAGAAGTGGATCCAGTTTTTGCCCTTCAGCAAACCATCTTCTCTCAAGGTCATTAGACGCTTGAGAGTAATATCCATCTTGCACATGTTAGCACCACCAAAGGCCCAACCTTCTGCTTCACGCCCTGCATACTTGCCTGCTGGATCGCTAAATTCCTTTACACCGTCATACCACTTTTCAGCAGTGTCCCAGTCCCCGCCCTGTAGAACATTAAGCCATTTAGTTTGACCCAATCTGTTCATTAAGAAGTAATCGTTGTTGTATCGAGTCTTATCTAAACAGTCATCGAATGTCTTCAATCCAGTTTTGGGGCTGTGAATATGATCACATGCCCATGTCGGAACGTCTAACATCATTGACCAGTCGGCAGTTACTTCCAACCACTCGAGAATCTTCTGACGAGTCTTAGTGGCTTCCTTGCCTTCAAAGTCTAGCCAATCAAACTTAAGAACACCCTTACCAATCTGGTATCCACCGGAGTCGCCTAGAATCATTGTATTGTTACGATCACGTTGTTGGATCATAGACTCTTGTGTAAGACTCTTTTGTAGATCTAATTGTGCATGACCTGCTGAATACAAACCATACTTGTAGGTAAAGTAGCCTTGTTCCGGATTTAGAAAATTCATTCCTTCAATACCACGATCAAATCCTGCAGGAATACGATCTGTTGGTACGAATTCACCTAATCGCTGTTTAGCAACATAGGTGCTGTAGAACGAACTAATAGCTGGCAAATATACCGCATAGTCCTTCTGTAGTGGTGTTAAATTAACTTGTTGTTTGCTCATCTTTGCTCAATATTATGTCTGTGCAGGAATGATGTACTTGTAAGTAGCAAGACCGCTGTCAAGTGTAATCTGTAGAGCACCTTCGTTACTTAAACTCATCATAGTATTGTTAACATCTGATGCTTTAAGAATCGCAAGCACTGGGGCAACAGGCCATGTCCATCCTTTATTTAGGTTACCAGTGACACCGGTGGCAAAAATAAATTCACCACCGTGACTTGCTTGGTCACCGAATGTAAATTTCAACTTGTCACCGTCTGTCTTGGCCAAGAATGTTGTGTGCTCATTGTTAGCGGCTGCTTGAAAAGCAAAACGCTGAACACTGGCTAGACTTGGAGCAACTTCAACATCCCACTTAACACCACGGAACTTAACAGTCTTTAACTTTTCGTTAATAATCTCAGTGTTCATAAAGCGGTAATCGTTCTTAAAGTCGCCACCTTTGTTTTCAAAGTGCAAACCTGTTGGAATTTCTTCACCGTTGCGATCTTGTTTAACAACTTCGATCTTTGCATCTTCTTTGTATTCTGGGCAATCTAACAAATACTTTAATTTGTTCATTTGCGGCATACCAAAAATGCCAGTCATGTCTGCCTGCGGGCTAGCAGTTTCACCATACATAATAACTGTGCGGTCATCAGCCATACTGTCAATGGTTGTCTTTTTGTCGTCGCCTGTAATTTTAACGATGTTCAGGAAGCCCAGGCTATGTGTGTGGCTAACGATATCTTGTAGAATGTCTTTCATAATAATTCCTTTTGTTTAGTTTATTTAGATTTGCGAGTAAAGTCAATGATTATTTTCAATCAAAGGAAAATAATTTGCCAAAGGTGTTGTCTTGGGTAGTGGATTCTAAATCCCAGTCCAGCACACCGATAAGGTTGTCTAGTTTGTTGTTAATGATAGCAGTTTCCATCTCACTGTGATCAAATGGAAGGTCTTGGAACCATTTAGGTAATCTCATCTCATCAACTGGATAAGCAATAGATGTGTAACCTAGTGGATTATCTCTAACCTTGCAGACAATAACCTTCATACCATCAACAATGCCCATTGAGTATTTGTCACCGTTCATACGCTTTAGCGTGTTCCAGTTGATAGCAGCACGGACATGTCCTGGCATATTTGCCTTACCTTGTTTAGCTTCCTTAGCTTGATACTCGGTAATGTTGTTAGCACGTTTCGGACTGCCCTTTTCCCAACCTGGTCTGGCTTTGAATTCAGTCCGGAACGCACTGATCATTTCAAGAATCTCTTGTTCCTCTGCACCATTTAGTACTTTGGTAAGAACTTCTTCTAGAAACTTTTGCATAAATTCCGGAGTATCACTACGCTTGAGATCCAGGCCCATGGCCTTAATCTTACCTGGCTTACCGTCTGTGTCCTGTCTCTTACCGTCTTTATCGTAATACAATACTGCATAACGCTTCTTGGTAATGAACAGGCCTTTAACAGCAACAATTTCTCGACCACCTTTGATAACTTCGCCTCGACTCTTTGGGCAGTGAAATGCATCCAACATGAACTGCGGGAATGTTGCATTTACGCCTTCGGCAATTTGATCATACAGCTGAATAACAACATCTCTATCCCAAGGGATCAGCTTCTTGTTAATGTCAGTCTTTAGCGTATTGTAAGCTGAGAAGTAGCACGAATCAGTATCACCATAGATAATGCTTTTACCTACGTGGTCAAACTCGCCGGTAATCATTTCATTGACTTTACCAGCCATGTGCTTGGCAATCTGGCGACCTACTAGAGTAGTTGATTGTCCGATACGCTTGTCAAAGAATCTGCAACCTGCATTAAGAATAGCACCATACAAACTGTTCAAGTTAATCTTCTTAACCAACTGTCGCTTGTCCCAGTACTCTTCTTCAATCTTGTTACCTGCTTCAATAGCTGCCTTGAGCTTCTTTTGCATATCTTTACGTTCAGCATACCAACGCTTTAACAGTCCGGGGATAATACCTTCATGTTCATAGGTAAAGATAGTGCCGTTTGCGCTCAACATCCAAGGTTGATTACTGTCAAAGATTAACTTATATGCTTCGGCTGCACTCATGATATCACTTTGATTGTTTTCCCAGTCGACAATTATTTCAAATGCTTTATCCTGTCGCATAACTGCTTCGTATTCTAGACTACCAAACATACCTTCCCATGATGCTGCAAATGATTTCTTATGCACTAGCATTTGTTCATTAATATGTTGATCAGTTCGGTCTTGACGCAACTGTCCGACGATAGTTTCCGGACCCATATTTAACGCACGAATAGCTGAAGGATACAGTGAGTTAATGTCAATAGATCCAATCCAGTCATGCAACCCTTTTTTAGGATATGCAACATAGGCACCTGCTGCCTGATTGTTAGCATCTTCGTCACGCTTTGCACGATTGGGCACAATGAGACCACGGTGGTGGGCTTCATTTACAATAGCCTGTTCAGTTACAGCAACAGCGCCCATTGTGGTCTGTAATAGCACTGTGCATTCATGCGCCAGTGTGTTAGCAAGGTCAATAAACTTTAGTTTCTTATCTAGCTTGTCCAACAGTGCAGTATCCTGTCTGTTGTATTCAATGAACTTACGGAAGTCATTGTTGTACAATTGATCAAGTGTGCCTTCATAATGAGTCTTGCTCTCGCCTACTTCCATTTCTCCAATGGCATCCAATCGGTAAGTGTGTCTCTCTTCATATGTGTATTTGCGGTACAGCTCGAGACTGTCCAGATGAACACGACCAACCAGATCATAAGTAACAGCCGCTTTTCCATATTTCTCGTACTCTCTCTTCTTGGGAAATTGACCCCACAGACAGAATCTACGAGTGTCTTCTTTGCTCAGTGCTTTAATTACTCGATTGACAGTGTAGGGAATATCATAACCTTCACTGTTCCAACCGCTAAGAATGTCAGCATCTTGAATAAGATCCAAGAACGCATCTAACATTTCTGCTTCAGTTTCAAATAAGTGTGTGTTAGGGAAGTCCTTGACCAGTTCCGTTGCCTGCTCCATTGTCAGGGTCTTTGGAGGAACAGCAAAGCAGACCAGTGTATCTAACCATTGTAGGTGAACAGCAATCGATGTAATTGGCATAAACGCATCCTCTGGGGTGCTGTAGCCTCTTTCAGGATCGAAGTCCACCTCGATGTCGAAAAACGCCACATTAAGTTTAGGCGGTTCGTGATTGAGATAATTTTCTTCTAGTGTTTTGAATACTGTATTGATATCAGATTCGTATAGCTTGTGACTGCTGTGAATCCGTTGTTCTTTCTGAAAATCCTTATAGGATCTAGTAACAACTTTGCTTAGGTTTTCACCGTAAATTGACTTGTATTTGCCCCTTTGATCGGGGTAATAAAATGTGTATCTTGCAGGAAACTCCTGGAAGATTCTGCCTTTCTTTGGATCACGCTCAACGACATGCACGATGTCCTTGTCGCGATCCCACATGGCATCGACGTAGCTCATATAGTTCTCCTTACCGCTTATGGCCGGCAACCTTCTTTGTGATCAATTATGGCTGATCGAACCTTTCTCTTACATATTTAACAATCTAATGTAGCCAATGACATCTATAGTGACTAACAGTAGATAGTTAGCCACCATACCTGTACTTTTACGAGTCCATGAAGCCCATGCAAATATTGCACACTGCAAAATGAATATTGGATACAAATAGAAAAACAGCGGATCAGTTGCACCTGCTGCTAAAGTTAGAGAGCAGCCTAAACTCATCAACCATGCTGAGATTTCTAATGAAAATCTAGTAGGCCATTCTCGATAATCGTTTCTAGCCCAGTTATATACGTTTGCAAGTACGGTTGTAAGTCTGGTCATCAATCCGCCTGTCTTGTAATAAAATTCACCCTAATTTTTTTAGGATTAAAATATTTTGTTACTACATTCTGTGCAGTTAGCAAATCAAACTTTTTACAACTAAAAATATCAAAGTATGCAGTTCCGTCGAGCTCCATAAAATGACCACAAATATTACTTGTAGTTATTAGCTGCATTAAGCTGTAACCTTGTTTTGGATCTCCAGGTAACAGATATTCAATTACAGGTTCTCCGTGCGCGACCATGTCGATCTTGTCAACAAGGTCTTTTACAAAATTATAAATGTTATCCTTGCAGTGGATTTGTTCACACCCGCTGCAATCTAACATTAAATGATATCCCCAGTGACTCATCAGTCTTCGCGACGATTAGCGTGGCCTGCAATATCGACAATAGTTTCGAGATCGTCAAACTCACGGAACACTTGATCCCATTGATCTTTCTGTGCAATTTTGATTGCCTTGCGGATAACACTGGGTTTTACTTCCAGCTCTTCTGCTACTGCTTTGATAGTTTCATTCAATCCTTCGGTGAGGTCTTGAATTTCCTGCATAACAGTCATACCTTCGGATACGATCTGTTTGATTTTTGCCTGTTCTGGTGCGCCAAATGCTTTGCCCATAATATCTCCTATAAGTGTATAGTATATAGGTTTAGTCTTACAAGGTCAAACTTTTTTCTGTATATTCTGCTCGGTTCCACCCTAACAAGAAATTAGCTTTCCAATCATTTTGGGCAAAGCCTTTGAGATGGTACCACTCTTCTTGTTTAGCTAAAACCTGTTTTGCAGCATCTCTCCAATCGGTATGTCTCACTTTGAAGTCGAATACGTGCATGGCTTTTAAGAATGCATCAAAATCATAGTTGTCGTACTCTACATGTAGCACTTCGTAAATGTTACCAGCGTCATCTACAGCATCTAGTGCAAAATCAAAACCCCATTTCTGCGGAGTTTTCAATAACCACTCGGCTTCAGGGATTGTTGCTTTGATTTTCTTTAGTTGATGTTCTGCATATCCCTCGTACCTGCAACGATGAAGGATCAGTGAGTGATCTAGTATTAGTCCTAGGTCGTTATCTTCTAGAGCAAACCAAGGTTCTTGCCAGCAGCGATGATTAAGTATAGGATGGTCTATAGGATGGTGCATCATCCCGTAATATTTCTGTTCTGCTTGATTTAATTCAAATCCGTCTTTGTCATAGAAT